GTTACGAATATCTTCGCCTTGTAATACAGAAATCTTACTACCAACTTCTCCTGTCCAACCATTATTACCATATATAAATAATTTATAAGTATTATTAGATTGAGGCTGTAACCAAGCAACATTATGTACAGGGGGCTCCGATGTACTAATTACTATATCTCTTATATATTTCATATATTATAATATTAATCTACCTACTTCTTTATCAAGGTTATCTACTTTATCTTCTAATTCTTTTTGGTCAGGAGATTCTTCTCCTGCAATAGTTACCCACTTCCCATTAACAAATACTTTAGCTGTACCTTTATTTAGGCATAGACTATCTATACTTGGAGGTGTGGTACTCTCTACAATATTTCTTCTTCTTAACATAATTATTTATTATTAGTTATATTCTTTTTTCTCAAAGCTTCTCTCTTAATCTCATTGTCATTCTTAGCTTTTTCTTTATCTAGATTAAGTCTTTCTCTATCCAATTTCAATCTTTCATCGAATTGTCTAATTTTTTCCTCTAAATTAGCTTTAGCTTCCTCACTAAATTCAGGTTCTTCTATACCATCATCCTCTTTAGATGATGCTGAAATTGTAGCAACAAGAACCTTAGTTTCATTATCTCTTTGATTCATTTGGTCTTTAAGTTGCATTTCAGCTTCCTTTTGTTGAGCCTGCATTTCAGCTTGTTGCTGTTGAGCTTGTAATTGTTGCTGTTGAGCTTCTTGCTGTCTTTGCATTAAAGCCTGTTCATTCTTTTCAACAATTCTTCTCTTTTCAGCCATAGAACAACTATTATATAACTGCATAATAGTAGAAAAATTTAAAGTCTGATTCTGTAAAGCTGCTTGTGCTAACATATCCATTTTTTGCTGTAATTCTTGTATAGCATTACTATTATCAACTACAAGACCATAGTCACATTCAGCAAATTCATCTCCATCAATATCCATTATTTTCATTGAACCATCAGGAAGAATATATTCAAACTTCTTGTTTCTTCCTCTCATAGCAATTTTAGCTGTTTCAAGGAAACATTCCAATACTCTTTTCTTCACATCTTCATGCACTACAAATAGCCATTCAGTAATATGAGAGGACTGTAATGTTGCTCTTTCTACTCCACCTACAGTTTCTCTATTAGATATTTGACCTTCTCTTTGTTTAGATATTCCTGCCACATCAGACATTTCCATTTTAATAAACTCTAACAGATTTATGTTCTGTTGTATAGAATTACCTAATTCAAGGTCTATAACACCAGTAGAAGCATTATTTAAAGCTCCTGCAAGTTTACCTGTAGAAGCTCCCACATTACCCTCTTTAAAGCTGTCTTTCACTGCTATATTATTAGTTATAGCAAAGTGCATCCATTTATCTATTGTCCAACCTGTTGGAACTTTAGCTAAATCTAATTCTATTATTTTACCCCAATTCTTAGATAATAGTTTATTAAGCCTATCATGTATGGCATCATAGAGATAACTGAAAGGCTTCATCATATCTACAAGGCTGAAGGGCTTATAGTCATTAATATTATATATAGAACCTATAATACCAAAATGACATCTTGAAGGATTATTTAATCTGTTATACTGAACTACTCTTGGTCTCATATTAACATAAATATCCTCACCTATTTTAGTACCTTCCCAAGCTTCATTTACATATAGAATTTGCTCTTCTTCCCCTAAAGCTTCATTAATCACGTAGTTCTCATCTCTAAGTTTAAATTGCTCTTCTCCTTGCTCATCATAATATTTAACCTTCTTTATTTTTCTTCTTGATTTCCAAAAAACTCTTACTACTCTAACATTACCTTCTATATCATAAGGTAACATAGATTCCATTTGACTACTAGAATTACCTAAAGGACTCCAAAAGAATCCTTCTTTATAAACAGCATCTCCTAAGTCACTATCATCTACTCTAATAAATTCTCCTCTAGGGTCTATATTATCCATAGAATCTACAGAACCTTTATCTGGTCTATTAGGAAGACTTTCAATATAATCTATATCCTTCTTACTAAGGACATCATAATAAGTGTCAATAATTTTACCTGGACTCCAATAATCCTCTATTACTATAACATCTGCATCTTCTATTTTATTAGAATATCCCGACTTATAAACCCTTACTTTTGCAGGGTTTAGTTTTTCAATAATAGGCTCTCCTCCTACTATATCACATTGATATATCTCTTCTGATACAGCCATAGCATCCATAAATCCTTTATTAAATAGTAAAGGTATATTATACTCTTTTGTATAATGGTTCAGTATAGCATTGGCTCTTATTTCTCTAAAATCTTGCCATTCATAAGTATAATAATCATTTAATTTTTCTAGTCTAGCATTAAACTCCTCTTCACTTTGAGAGGTATCAGCAACTGCTTGTTGTAAGTCTTGAAGTAAAGCCTGTTTCTTATTATTCTCAATTTCTGTAACAGCATTAGGATTAGTAATAACAACTCTAAAATCAAAAACTCTTTTAGATTCTTCTCCTCTCAGAACATTAAGTTTAGAGTTCATTATAGGATAGTGTTGTATTTTAGTAGGTATAAATTGTGCTTGAATATTATCTGGATTAATAATATTCATCATATCATTAATATGTACAATACCATTAATTAAATCAAAATTAATACCTTTGTGCACAACACTGTTTCTAACCAATGAACTAGAAATTGTAGCTCTATTAGCTGCCCAATCAAGAATCTGCTTTCTCCATTTCTTAGTCTTCTTACTCATTGGAAGTTGCTGAGGTGGAAACTGCATATAATCATTCATGATTCTTAATTATTTTATCTCTGCAAAGATATATAAAAAAATTCACTCAGACAATAATCTAAGTGAATTATTTTATACTTTATACTAAATTTATTGTTTATAGTTTCTAGTAAAGAATGGGTCATTACCTAGATAACTAGCATCTATAGTTTTTTCTGCTCTTCTAGGTTCTCCTTGATACAGAATCATCTTTTCCTCTCTATATAACATTAGCTGACATAAAGACATAATTCTATCCACATTGATTGCAGGATTATATAGCATTAACTCCTTTAATAGTGCCCTGTTTTTAATAAAAGATAAATTAGGAACTATATACTCTACTACTTCATTTCCTTCTTCTTTAGTTATAGTAACTGGTTTTAATAACCAATCTCTTATTAATCCTAGAGCAAAGTTTTTTATAGGAAGAGTAGCAGTGATACCCTTACTAGCATTACCAAAACCTGTTGTTTTAATCAGTTGTTTATTCTTTAAATATTCAGGAGTATCAGCCATTAAATGTAGACTATTCATTCTACTAAAGTATGAAAATGTGTTCTTTTTATTATTCTCTACCATTACTTTAGCATTATAAAATAAGCAAAGTTTTCTGCATATTTCATTTAAATCGTCTGCAAACATAGGTCTTCCTGTATACTCTGCTACTATTCTATCTGTCCACAAATCTAATACAAACATACTTCCTAAAGACATGGATTGAGCTTCATCATTTTCATAATTATCTAGAGACACTATATATCTATCTTTTGGAATTTTACCATGTACTTCCTGAGGCATTTCAAATATTTCAATAGCTCCCTTAACCTTATTATCCTTAGTAGGAAAGTCTCTTATTGGCATATCTAAAGTATTAGGTGAGAACTCTACATTTCCCTTATTAAGCACTAAATCTCCTACATAAGTATCATCATAGAAATTAGGATTATTATCTATTTCATTGAGTCTTTTAGTAATTTCTACAATAGGGAATATATTATCTTTGGTCTTTAATATAGCTTCTTGTGGAGTGATTGGAATTTCTGCAATTCTTTTAGTAATTGCATTAATATCAGTACTATTGTATTTTACTTTATATCTATCAAGAAGTATTTCTAATAGTGCTTTATTTACATCACTATTACCATCTTCATCATAACAGTCAGCTCTATTCATATAGCCTGGAAAGAAATATGTAAATTGTTTTCTTCCTTGACCTTCTTTATCATAGACATTATTCACAGCTTTAATGTTATAACCATTAGGATTATACATTAGCTCTTGCATAGAACTAAAGTCAGAATCACTATCACCTGCTGTACCATATAAATATATTAATCCCCAAACACTATTACCATCTTCTACAGAAGGTCTTAATACTTGATAAAGATTTAATAATCTAGGAAAGGAACCTGCCTCTTCTAGAAGATATAACACACCTCTAGAACCTCTAAGCTTAGATTCATCATCTTTAGAAGTAATACCTATAACACTATTTTCAGTACCTCTTCTAGTATTAGTTTCTGAATCTACATAACCCATAGTCCATGCTAAATTCTGTAAAGAAGAAGTAATTCTTTGTCTTGGAAATTCAGTATTATTAGCACAGAAATCTATATAGTATTGAAACATGTCAAGTAACTGAAAGGCTCCTTGAATATACTTCCTTTCGCTAGCTGTTGCTACACATTGTACTTTTTTATTAACATTTTTAGACTCTCCTAAAATAAATCGTTTAGCTAGCATACTAGCTGCAAATAGAGACTTTCCTTTACCCCTACTAGCTAATTCTGATGCATGATGCCCTTCATTTCTACATTGATTTAAGTAATGAGATTTATAATAGTGACCATCCCAAAATCTAGGAAAATCTATGGTTCTAATAGATTTATTATTTTCGTCTTTCTTAATAAGAAGAATAGGACAATAATTAAGAAAGAAATACATATCTCCAGTTATCCACTCTCCATCACTAGGTCTAACATATCCTTCCCAACACCTTCTTACTTCCTCTCTAATCCATTTACCATATTCACTATTAGGATTAGCATTAGGTTTTAACTTAGTAAAGCACCCATATTGTTGATAATGAATAGCACTAGGTCTGAAATAATCTGTATCTTCTAATATATGAGGTTTAGTAACATCTACAATAATCTTTCTCTCTTCATCTCTTGGTAAATCTCTAGCATAAGGTCTATTATCTGATAATAGATATTGTATGTAAGGAACATTTGTTATAAAGTCATAATATTGTTCCTGTACTTCTTTAGGTAAAGATTCAAGATATTCTTTAGAGTACTTGGTTTGATATTTATTCATATTCTTTAAGTCCTCCTTTGATTAAAAATTCAATGAATTCCAATTTTATTAAATCTCCTAAAGTATGTAATTCAGAAGTCTTTACAGTTCTAGATAAAGTTAATACTTCTTTTTTATTAGTATTAGGCTGAATAATATAGAAATTATACTTAACAATATGTATACTGTTAATAACAGAAGGTTTAATCTCTATTGACATGACTAATACTCCATTTTTTAAAACAGAGTTAATATCTTTTATTAATTCTTTCATTAAAAAATACCATCTTCTAATAATGATTTTTCTTTTTGTCCTCTAACTTTACCTGATGTATTTTGCATATCAGCTTTAATAGCTTTCTCTGCATCATCTAAATCTTTTATCAGCTGTGGAATCATCTTTATAGTAGAGGTAATACTATTAATAGTATATATAGGTCTTCCTTTATCATCAGTGTCCTCTAAATTAACCTCTTTAAGAAACTTTCTCACTTTATCAATAGCTACTCTAGTATCTTCTAGAAGTAAAGCTGATGTGGACTTCATTCCTTCATAGAACTTTATAGCTTCTATAATCATTTTATCAGGCTTCCAATTACTAGGTAATCCTTCTCCTTCTATAATAGCTTTAGACCTCTCATCTTCATCTACTATATACTGATAATCACTTCTAGCATCAGCCATGAAATATACATATCCCAACTCCATAATAGCTTTATCTTTATTTACACTTCTGTCTCTATTCCATATCTGTCTAAATACTTTTAGAGCAAAAGCTTCTTCAGATATAACTACTTTATATCCTTCATATCTGAACAGTTTCATATTTTTATAAACTAAAAAAGCCCACGAAATTAATCATGGGCTTGTTAAACATTATGTAATAATCTTTACTTCTTTAGGCATTATTAATGGTGATTTAGTTTGCTCATCTTCAATTTCTTCACCATCTATTATATAATCAATATCTTGGTCATATATAAGAAGATGTTTCTTACCACCATATTCAACCATAGGAAAATCAACACCCATAGTAAGTTCATCTCCTATAATACCTTTAAGTGAATCTCTCTTATCCTTATGTTGTGGTACTATATATCTTTTAGGATTAATCATTACAATATCTCCTACTTTAACTGAAGTTACTGTATTACCTACAGCTTCTACTCTTTGATATTCTTTTATTGTACCTTCTGTTTTAATTATAAGTTTACCATTTGTTTTGCCTTTTTCATATACATCACAAGTAGTAACTATCTTATTAAAGAGAGGTTTAATACTATTTATTTTCAGCATTTCTAAGTTTTTTAATTAGTTCATACCTCTTTTTACATCCTACAAATCTATTCCATGTTACATATAGTTTTCCGAGACTTGGTACATTAAAATTAGTTCTTAATTTTAAGAATTCTTCTTCATTAAGATTATCTTTCAATGGTAAAGCTTCAATGGTAGTTTTAATATATAACCAATAAGCTTTATAAACTTTCTCAATTACATCAGGTGATATTCCAAGAGTTCTAGATACATTGTTTAGAATATCTTTATTCATTTTATAGGAAATAAAACTAAAAGCTGTAAACTCTTTGTATCTTCATCTATATTAGGAATAAGCTTAGGATTGATTTTATTGTCAATAATAACCTTATTCTTTCTTAACTTTCCCATTATAACTTGGAAATGAGCTAAAGTTATACCACAATCTTCTCTTATCTTTCTCTTGGTTTCTTCACTAAATAGAACAGTATCTAAAATATTAACATCAGTAATTACTTTAGATAACTCATATCTATGTTTAGTAAATGATGCTATAACATCTATTTCTCTATCAGTAAGATGATGTAAAGGCTTTAAAAATATAAACCAATACTTAAAGAATTCATCACCTAATGGTGATTGGGAAAGTCCTATAACATTATTAACCTTCCCAATCATTTTTTACTTCTCCTTATCCTCTGGATAACCAAATACAATATTATCAATCTCTTTACTTGCTTTAGCTTTCATTTCAGTACTAAAGTCACCTTCTACTATCTTGAATAGATAGTCTAGTCTTTTGAAAGTATTAGTAAGATTAGCTTCTTGTAGCTTCTGATACAAGATTTGAATTTGTTGATTTGCAGCAGACTTAACCTGCTCTACTGTCATTTCTTTCTCTTCCATATTAATATTTATCTAAATAATCAAAACCAAATCTATCTCTATACATTTTCTTCCATGTTTCTATATCTGTTTGAGCTATATCAGTAGCTCCACATTCATCACAATAATCAAGTTCTTCCATATTAGGAACTATCTTTATTTTAAGTGATAAACAGTGTTTACAGTAGAACACTGGTTCTTTATTATATTCTTCAATCTCTCCCATATTCTATTCTTTTGAGTAGCGGGAAGAAGAGTCGAACTTCTATCAGTAGGTTATGAGCCTACTATGTTACCTTTACACTATCCCACATATTACAAAGCCTACAAGAAACTATAAAATACTCTAGTAGGCATAGAGTTATATGAAGTTATTACCACCATCTTTAGTTCATATAATCTATTTTATAGTAGAGGTCTCTGCAAGAATCGAACTTACATCTCTTGGTTACAAAGCAAGAATAATAAACCTTTATACTAAGAGACCAATCTTTTATATTGCAAAGTTAATAATTTAATTTTAAATAACCAAATTTTTTAGTAAATATTTTTAGTACCCACTAAGGGATTTTCTACTATATATCTTTTTCTTTCCATGTACCTCAGATGGGAGTCGAACCCACAAATAAATCACTACATCCTAAATGTAGCCGCTTTGCCAAATTGCGTACTGAGGTATATATAGCCATTAACTCCCTCGGCTATTAAGGTAGGTTCTACGACACCTAAATGGGGATAGGTTTACTTCTGAATGTAGTTAAAAACTACTCAGTAACCCAATGAGTTACGTTGCTACATTACTCTAGAACTTATAGCTTTATTATTGTGTACCAAATGGGACTCGAACCCACATAATTCAATTTAGAAGATTGATGCTTGAATCCATTCAGCTATTGGTACATTATTTATTATTCTTCTTTATATTTATAATACCTATAATAGTTTCTTGCACTATTTTTATTTTTAGATTTATAAGTATCTAATTGACTGTCACAGTTAGGACATATACATCTAAGATTATCTCTTTTATTGTTAGCAGCGTTTCCATCTATATGGTCAACTATAAATACTAGCTCTTTATTGTTCCAAAGAGGAGATATACCACAAATAGCACATTTATTATCCTGTTCTTTTAAAATATCCTCTCTAAATATTGAAGGAGAATAATTAGCCCTCATTATAGACTTATTTCCATCTATAATTTTTTGATATGCTATTTTATGTCGATACTCTAGTTGACATTTCTTACAGCAATATATATTATGACTACTTTTGTATTTAGTAAATATCTTATTACAATTCTTACAAATTGCTTTTTCTTTAGGAATTAAGATTACTCCTTTATTAAATGACTCTTTTAAATTAATAATCCTTCTAACAGGAATAGATACACCTAAACGTTTTGCAGCTTTCTTAATAGCATTACCACTTACTCCATATAGTTCCCCTATAGTTTTATAGGTAAGTTTTTGTATGTTTATATAGGTATCTAAGTCTTCTTTATTATAATCTATATTCATAATTAAAAATTACTATCCTATCCATTGAACTAAGGAAGCATTAGTACTCACTAAAGGACTTGAACCCTTGACCTTGATGATATAAGCATCTTGCTCTAACCAACTGAGCTAAGTGAGTATTTAGTGTTCCCATTGGGATTTGAACCCAAGACTCCAAGATTAAAAATCTTGTGCTCTAATACCAACTGAGCTATAGGAACAATAGTACCTCCAGTGGGACTTGCACCCACACAGTCATTACTGACTAATAGATTTTTTCTTTTAATTCTTCTTTATTATATTTTCTCTGACTCATGTAGGAGTAGAGGGACTCGAACCCTCAAGGACTTATGCCCATAACTGTTTAAGAGTCACATGTTTACCTATTTCATCATACTCCCTTTTGTCCTCCATTACAACATGGAGGCAACTTATAATATTAGTGTTTTCTAATAACAAAATAATAAAAAGCTCCTAATACTAGTGCATTAAGCACTAAACCCATAACAATATTAAGTATTTCCATATATTATATATATTAAATAAATTAAACCTATTTGAAGTATTTGACCTATCAAACCTCCTATTTCAGTAGCAGCTATATCTAACCAATCAAACTTACCACCATATTGTTTATCTTTAAATTCCATACCAAAAGCTAGTCCTGTACTATATAATATAGTTCCAATGAAGGCTGCTGGTATAGCATAAAGCAAATGTCTTTTTCTATTACTTTTTAATAACCACATATTATATTTTTTGCGGGGAATATAGGACTTGAACCTATGACCTTAAAATTAACAGTTTTCTGCTCTAACCAACTGAGCTAATTCCCCATATTTATATGTGGAGCAAGAGGGACTTGAACCCTAAATTTCACTTTGCAAAAGTGATATGTTTAGCCAATTACATCACTTACCCCAATACTACTATATAATGTAGGGCTAGGGGGATTTGAACCCCCATGACAAGCTTGAAAAACTTGCATCCTAACCAATTAGATGATAGCCCCATTATACTTCTTCTATCTTCACAGACTGAAGAAGTAAAACCATTTAAACATTATAACAACAAACAAACAAACTAGTTGTCTCTATAGGATTCGAACCCATTCTTAAAGAACCAAAATCTTCAGTGCTACCATTACACCAAGAGACATTGTTTATTATCTGAGTACAAAGGTAATAATAATATTTTAATTATGCAAATTAATTAACTATTATTAACTTTTTAATTAAAAATAAAATTTAACCCTAGTGCTGACCATAATTATGTTTTCTTATGGTATTGCATTATAACTTTATAATAGAAGGGTACTTAATGATCTTTAGTTATAAGACAAATTAAGCTCTCTGAAGGCTATTTTCCCTTAACCATACTCTATTAGAATCTTATTGGTATAGCCACTATTACTATATATAATGCTTTAGATAGGCTCAATCTTCATACTATTTGTATTATCCAAACCTAGGCAACCCTACTCTTCTTCTTGGTGTAATGTACATAGGGTGAACCTCTTAATGTAAGATAGCATTAAGAACTGGTACAAAGTTACAAAATAATTTTTAAACTACAAAATTTTTTGAAATTTTTTTTTGATTTGTTGGATTTGTATGAGTGGATTATTATATAAGCTAACTGCCCCTCCCTCTTATTTGATTGGGATAGTCCCCCTCGGGTCTCTAAATGAGACTCCTTTGTTTTACACTAAAAATAAAAACGATGGATTACAAAACATCCTTTGCAGCAATCATGAGCTTTGCTCTTGAGAGAGATTTAATCAGCTGTTCTGTAGCTGAAGTAATCAACTTAATGAAGTCTGAATACAAGACAGAAGACTTCATCTTAGCAGTTGATAGACAATTGCTATCCTTATATTCTACTAAGCTTACTTTTGGTAAGTATAATAAGATGATTGAAGATACTCTTCATTCTATTATGAAGAGATGCTCTGCTATGGGATGGGTTTTACCTATTAAAAAGAGCTAATATCTCATCCTTCATCTTTAGTAAACATTATTCACATGAAGAAGATAATACTTCTTTGCTCATTTGCTGCTATAGTAGCATTTGTAGCAGGCTTTGTAGTGTGCCAAAACACTACGTCCAATCTAATTCAAGCCTACAGTTCTTATAATAAAGCTACTGAAGAACTGTTGGATACACTTGAAAATCAGTATAACTGGGTTGATGCTATTGACTCTTATGATTACTATGAGTCTAGAGCTAAACTTGATTCTCTTCTTATAGAGGATGAGCTTATTGCTACTATTAAGGGGGAGTACTAATTAACTCCTCCTCTATTCTTGAACTTTAATATTAACTTTGAACCTTACGGTGCTTAGGTAAACCGTTATTTTGTTATGAATATTTTCAGTAATCTTCGTGTTTACGCTGGTAAGTGGTCTGTTAAAGAGACCAGAAACTTCACTGCTGAAGAGATTGCACAAGTCTCTCAGGCTGTTGTTGTTCCCTCAGACTATGGTAACTCAGTCCAGTTCACCATGGTATCTGGTGGATTAACCTACATTCCGCTTGACCAGAACTCTAACTGTGCTATTGGTGAGGTTATAGACCTTGCTAAGGCTAAACTCACTACCCTTATGAAGGAGGGTGAAGCTGACATTTATAGAGTTACTGTCTAAGATGTCATGACCTAAGCATGTCATTAAACTGCTTAACATTGTATAACTTAAAACTTTGCATTTTATGGAAATTCTTGCTAAAGTTAGAACCTCTACTATTTATCTTAAAGGAGACAAAGAAGTAGAGGCTGTTGCTAACTACATGTGGAACAAACATCATGTATATATCTATGATGATAAATCTCCTAAAGAAGTAGTGAATTTTGCATGTAACTTCTTGATGAAGTATCATGCAGATGCTGTTCTTATGAAATATAATGACAGCGTTTTCTATTATCCACTATTTAAGTAGGGCTAAACTTGATGCTATCCTTGAAAAGTAAACAACTTAAAGCTCTTTCAGTCTGCTCTTGTGTGGAGACTGTATTTACTATGTGTAAAAATAACATTCCAACCCTTGAGAATCTTAACAGCTGTGATGAGTTGAGAGACTTTATGATGTATCATTTTGATGACCCATTGAATGGTACAGCTGACTTTCAGGGTGATATGGTAGAGTTTGATGGCTATGGTGTACCTAAAGAAGGAGAAGTTATTCCTGTGGATGGCTATGGTATAAACTTCACAGTAGGCACTGTTAATGAGGTAACTAACACCTTTGTGCTCACATTAGGTAAGTTTGCTGATGAAGCCTTTGGTGTAGAGCTTCCTGCTTATGTGAGAGAAGAACTCATTGCTACCTTGAAAGGAGAATGGTAATGTATAACTAGTAGTGTGGAGTTTGTACTCTGCACTACTTAAAAATAAAAAACTATGGAGAAAATTGAAAGAGGAACTATTATAGAAATTAAAGTTCCTAACGTAGAAAAGCCTATTAAGGCTGTAGTACTTGATGTTATAGTAACTGGTGATTACGAAGGAGACTTTAGTACTATCACTTACTATACATATATTCTGTATGCACAGAAGAGACTCTTTAAGGCATCTAATAAATGCAGAAGAGGAACATGTACTTCTATTACAGAAGAAGGTGAACCAATTGAAGATATGTTTGAAGATTGGTCAGACTTTACTTATGATGGTATTATAGTAGATTACTGTGAGATACCTGAAATACCATCAGACCTTTAAAGATTAGGGTGAGAAGACATAAGTCTTCTTGCCCTTTCTTTTTCTCCTATTAGATATAAGCAAGAAAAAGCAATATAAAAATTATAAAAATACAATAGTTATATGTTATATAGAATGAGAAATAAGAAGCAAAAGCAAAAGCAAAGGAATAAAAATAATAAAATTGATAGTAGCAATGGAGCTAATTGCAACATGCAATAAGTTAGGCTAATTACTCCTCCTTTGCTCTTGACAAGGCGAAGTAAGTCATTGCCAAAAGATATTATATATTTCTTATCTCTTTGGCTAATTACTCCTCCTTGGCTACTGACAACCCTAAGGACATTGGGGTTATATAACAAACAACATTTAACAAACAACAGGTGTGCTAGATACCAAAATAAATCCTAAGGGCATAGGTAAAATGATATGGCTAATATCTTTAGTTCATTGAGAGTGTATGCTGGTAAGTGGAATCTTAAGTCTTCACGAGCTTTCTCACCAGAGGAAATTGCAGCAGTTTCATCAGCAGTAGTTGTAGCATCACAGTATGGCAATTCAGTTTGCTTTACTATGGTAGGTGGTGGACAGACATTCATCCCACTGTCAAATAGTTCATCTAAGGGAGTAGGTGAGTCTATTGACTTGGCATCTGCTAAGCTTCTCACTCTTGGGAAGGATGGTGAGACTGATATCTTCAGAGTTGAGGCTTAATGCTTTGAAGTTATGAGGTAATAGGTAGGAGAGATTGACTATATCTCTCCCTACCTTTTTACATTTTCCTCATAAGCAAAAGCAAAAGGCAAATACCTATTTTATAACTGTTTTTACTGAAGCAATGGAAGACACAACAGTAATCATTGGTGCAAATATAATCTTTTGGCTCATAATTTACATCATAATAGAAAGTAAAAATCAGCAAAATAAATAATGAAAAAGCTCATTTTCTGCTTGCTTATGACTTTATTAAGCTATACAAGCTATGCTCAAGTAGCAAGAGAAGGTAATACTTTTAAGTCTACAACTACTCAAACTACAAAGAGTGAAGGACAGCAAACTAAATATACTTGGGAAGATAAAAAGGGTAATAAATATCCTATCTACATTACCAAGAGTGGCGCAGTATATATCAATAGAATATCTGCAAAGACTGGTAAAGAGTATAAACAATACTTATCAAAAGAAATAAAAGAACAAATACAAAAAGAACTTAATTTCAAAAAGCAATGACAAGATTAATAGCAAAAGGTCTATTATTATGGACTACTGCATTCTTAGTACTTTTCTCTATAAGTGCTATAGATTCTATCTACAACATTGATGTTTTTCTTCCATTGATTATTTTAATGGTAGATATTCTATTGGTACTTGCTTGTCTTGTGTATATAACAGAAGATGAGTATAAAGTTATATCAGGTTACAACTGGTTTACTAAGAAACTTAATATTGAAGATATTGATTAGTTTTAGTGTTATAGTTAAATTTGTTTAGTGCTACTATCTTAGTATAGTAGCATTTAGGGTCTATAGCTCAAGTGGTTAGAGCAGCACACTCATAATGTGAAGGTTTAGGGTTCAAATCCCTATTGACCCACTTTAAATTTAACAAGATTAAAAAGAATACAAGATTATGAAAGTATTTTTAAATGAAAATCTGTTAGAAGCCATTATAGAAGGCTATAACAAAGAGAATAAAACAAATATTTCTAAAGATGATATAGATACTCTAGAGCTAAATAGTTATGGAGTCTATATAAATGGTAAAGCCATTAGTTGGTTTAGCATATATCTTAGAGATAGGTAATAACAAAGCATCCATAGCTCAATGGACAGAGCATTGGTCTTCTAAACCAAGTGTTGTGAGTTCGAGTCTCACTGGATGCACTAATAATATAATTATGACTATAAAAGAACTATATATATTTGCCATAAATAACTCTTTATTAGATGAAGAAGTTAGTATAGTTGTAAGTAAATACCATGAAGAAGAGTCAAAAGTTATTCAACCTGTTAAGTCATTGGATTTAAATAAGGTTGAATATACTTTTGATGATTTAATTGCACTATTCACATAACAAAATACAAGAATATGAGAGGAAGATTCAAGACAACAAGAGTATGTAGTTCAGATAACTATGCACTCTCAAAGAAACTACACAAACAAGAATTATCAAAGAACCATTGTAAGTTACAAGAAATGCTTGTTAAGGAAGAGATAGTACTTAAAAAAGTAGCTTACATCAAGGTTTTTGGTAAGTTTATTCCATTAAGTAGTATGGAAATACCTTTGTATGAAGGTAAAACAGAGATTATATACAAGTAACTAACAATTCCTCCTATAGAGTATTCTGTAGGAGGAATATAAACAAAGAACTATGACAAATTTAGTAAGCATTTTAAAGCATTGTCCAGAAGGAACAAAGCTTTATTCTCCTATTTATGGAGAGGTAGTATTAGACAGTGTACAAAGTAAGTCTATATATACTCTAGCAAAAACTAATAATGGAGCAACCTTAGTAGTAGAATTTACTCGTCTTGGAAGACTTTATCATGAATTTTCAAACTCAGAGTGTGTACTCTTTCCGTCAAAAGACCAGAGAGATTGGGATAAGTTTAGAATCCCTACTAAGAAAGGTGATGTAATAATGTTCAATGGTCAAGTACCTTGTCTTGTTACAGGTGATTATAGCCAAGATATAAAGAATTGGGTTTGTGGATTGCTGGAAGATGGTGATTTCTGTACAAACATCATACATCCATCAGAGTGGTGTTCAGGTTTTTATACTTTTGCTACAAAAGAAATAAAGGATGAGCTATTCAAAGCTATGGATAAAGCAGGTTATACATGGGATGGTGAAACCCTCAAGAAGAAACCTCAATTCAAGCCTTTTGAAAAAGTGCTTGTAAGAGATAATGAATTAGATGAATGGAGATGTACTTTCTATTCTCATTTTGACTCTAAAGGTATATACCATCATATTACTGTTGGTAGTGTGTATGCCATGTGTATTCCTTTTGAAGGAAATGAGCATCTTGTAGGTACTACAAAGAATCCATAATAAAGTAGGGCTTTTGCCCTACTTTTTAAACTCTTTTGTATAGCTAAAAAACATCATATAGGTATGATACAAAGAAGTAGTTTACATTGTTTTGGATGTAGGTATTTAGAACATTATTACTATAGCACAGGGAATATGGACTGTAAACTCAAAGGTCATGTAACTCTGGGATTTGGAGATGATATGGGATGTGAAAATTATGAAAGTAATAATTAACTATCTTTAAATAAAAAAAATCCTATGTGTTGGATATCCAGTAAACCTCCAGTAAGACGTATTGCTAAAGAAGGTATTTATACTTATAAAGTAGTATATGATTATAGTGAATTTCTATGCGATTCTCTTATTATGGGATTTGTATATGAATATTATAAATTATATACTCAAAATAAAACAATAATGCCTTTATGCGTAGCACGTACAAATAAGTGGATAATAGAAGAAGGATTTCATTCTTACAGAACTTGGTTGACAGCTAAAAAAGCCTTTGAGGGTTTCTCTACAGATCCTTCTATTCGCAAGAGGATAAAAATTGTTCAATGTATAATTCCAAAAGGAACTACATTTTATATAAACGAAAAAAATGAAATTGTTTCCAATAATATTATCATTACCAATTCTACAAAAGTATTACCTTCTCAGAAGCCTAGTTATCCACAAAAAAAGATAGGGTTTTTAGTACCTTTACTAATAATACTATTAAGCTGTTTCATTTTATTTGAACTTTTTATCTCTTAAAATATGGAAACAAAAGAAATTAAAATAAACATTCCTAAAGGCTATGAAATAGACAAGGAAAACTCTACATTTGAGTGCATCAAGTTTAAATCTAAAAAAGATATTAGTAATCTTACTTATAAAGATGTTTGCAAGAGAATATTTCTAAATAATGAAGGATATTACATAGATATTGATGGAAAGATTATAAATGACGGACTCTACAACGAATATATTACTGACCCAAATAATGCTCCGCGTGAAATACAATTAAAAAGACTTCTTGCATTGAATCAGCTCATGAATATTGCTTATTATTATAATGGTAAACAATATATGAGGGTAGGTTATTATATTGGCTATAATAGGTCAGAAGATAAATATTCTGTTAATAACTTGGATGATGATTCTTTTGAACCAGCAGGGGTGGCTGCTATTTTTATGTATGCTAAAGATGCCCAAGCAGTAATTGATAATCCTAACTTTAGAAGTATTCTTGATACACTTTGTAAATAATATAATGGAAACGTTAGAAATAATTCTTATATTACTCATTCTTATATGGGTTTGGAAACTTGATAAAAATCAAAAGAAGTAGTTAATATAAAAAAGAAAAATATGGAAGTTCCTGAGATTTGGTATTCATAATTGGTTTAAATTGGTTTGGGGAGTATAGAAATATACTCCCTTTTATAGTTAATTAGTTTAACAGCATAAAACAGAAGTTTCCTAAACTTCAAATAGGAGTTGGAGTCTCCTATTAACCTCAAAATTTTAACATAACACAAAATGGCAAAAGGAGTAAAATGGACTGATGAGGAGAATAAAATTCTAGTCCAGGCTATTGCAGCTAATCCTCATAATATTTCAGAAGCTATTAAAGAAGCCAGTAAGAAATTAAACAGAACTTACAAAGCTTGTTCACAACATTGGTATTCAGCACTATCACCTAAGAATAATCCTACTAAAGTAGGTATTTCATTTGTATCAGTAGGTTCAAAATCTACATATAAAAACAGAAAGAACAGTGGTAATGCTTTATCAGAGCCTGAAAAGAGCACACTATGGTCTAGAATAAAGAAATTTTTAGGACTATGAGAATAGGAAAATCAACTGCAAGACAGCAAGCAGCAGTAAGATACTGTGAACAATGGTTGTGTATAGAATTTGAAGGCAATATCAATAGTTTTGATGATTGTTCTTTATTTCTAAAGACATACCTTGAAGATGCAAAACAGACTGAGAGAGAATTAACATGTGAGTATGAAGCTTACATGTGGGGTGACTAAATAAACTTAGGGAGATACCTTTATAGGTATTTCCCTTTAAATACAATTAAAATAATAGAGCACTTAAAAAATTGGAGAATTAAGTATGACAAGAGAAGAAGCTAAAGAATTGCTACCTATAATACAGGCATTTGCAGAGGGTAAAACAATACAAGTAAAAGGTCCAGATAATAGATGGTATGACTATGAAGGTAAAAATTGTAAATTAAAATTTGATTCAAGAGTTCAAGATTACTGTATAAAGCCAAAGTATCGCCCATTTAAAAATGCAGAAGAGTGTTGGCAAGAAATGCAAAAGCATAATCCTTTTGGGTGGATAAAAGTTAAAAATTCAAATTGTTATAAATTTTTAGCCGCAGTACAAAATATTGGTATTTATAGTGTAGGTAGATGTACATATGAAACTGGATTTAAAAATTTTACCTTTACTGATGGTGCTCCATTTGGAATAAAAGTTGGATAATACAGTATATATAATATAACCTTTGAATAAAGAATGAGTAGAAGTTTTAAAAAGAAGCCTTTTGCATGTGTGTACTGCAATTATATATCTAATAAATGGAGTAAAAAACATGCAAATAGAATTTTTAGAAAACAAAATAAACTCAGATTAAAAACTCAAAGAAACTTATTGTATAGAGTTAGAGAAATAGCTGATAATTATGACTTTTTATCTGATGGACCATTAATATACATACATAAACATTGGTATAATTATCTATCAGAAACTGGCTCTACACAAGAAGAATGTAATGAATTGTATAACAAAATATTTAGAAAATGAAAATCAACATTAAATTATTAAAAGAATTACTTTCAAATCTTGATGAAAGTAAAGAGATTGACATCTGCTGTGCTTATTCATCTGAAGAACCTAAGTTGGAATTAGTAAAACAGCTTAAACCAACAGAACTAGAGTATTATAAGCTAACTATTTAATATGAAATTATAAATTAATACTTATGGCAAAAATTAATTTCACAAAGGAACATTTTAACAAAATGTGCAATGGTCTTCTTGCTATGTTGCTTAATAATGGAGTAGTTACTACTAAGCTTGGTACTCCTATTAATGTAGTAGAACTTCTTCACACTACTTCAATCAATTCACTTAACAATATTAGGCTTTCACTGGCACAGAAAATTACTGCTCTTGAAAATCAGGATGAATGGGCAGCAAATGAAGAAACTGCCAAGAAACTTGAGAATTATAAAGAAACTAAAGAGCTTGTGAATCTTATAATTGGTTATAAGAGATTCAAGATGGAAGTAGCAGAAGAATCTCAGAAGAAAGCTAATCTTATAGCTAAACTCAATGAGATTAAAGAATCTCAGAAATCACCTGAAGATAAGATTAAAGAGATTGAAGCAGAACTCTCAAATATTAAAGATACAGAGTCATTTTAAGTAGTATAAGGAAGACATATATAGTTCAAAGTTTAAATAGAATATCCTTGTAAACTACGTTACTTACAAACTTAAAATTAAATTATTAATATGATAAAAGTAGAATTAAATAAAAGTAACGATAATCCTTTTTATGGATTAAAGAACTGCCTTAAACTCTTTCAAAGTGCAGGCAGTACAATTGATACATCATTACTTGATGCTTGTTGGTCAGAAGTAAAAGATAATAAAGAGCATAAACAAATGTTCTTTAGTCTTCTTTTCTCAATTGGTGATATTACAGCTAGACAGCATAACATCTTTAAAGGTGTTAAGAAGGATAGTGGTGGTAATGCTAATAGAGAAGGTTTCCAGGTAATTCTTGATTGGATGTGGAATAATCATAACTCTCAGTTTATAAAGTTCCTTGAAGCAGGTTTGTTTAATGAATATACTTGCTTTGATTTGTTATTTAGAAATAGAGTACAGACTAAAGGTGCTAAGATTCTTAAGATTCACAATCTATTTGCTGATAAAAGATATAGAGAGGTTATAGCAAACTATCTCTATAAAGTTATCAATGGCAATAATCCTTTCAATAAGACTCTTGTTGCTAAATTCTTATCCCTTCCTAGAATAGGTAAAAGAAGTAATCACAGTCAAATGCTTCCTGAAACTAAGAAGATAATGAAAGATAAGGTTAATTTGCTTAAATTACTTTCAGAACTTATGGGATGGGAGTATGAAGTAAGTGAGAATTGTGCAAACTTCAAAGGTTATAGAAGATGGAGAAAAGAGTATAATGGTGATTTAGAATCAGTACTATTCTCTACAGGTAAAATCAATGAGTTTGACAAACAATCATTTATTGATTGGTTTGATAAACTTCCTTCACAGGCAAGATTCAGAGTTAAGAATAGAATTCTCTATAGTAAGATTAAAGATACTGAAGAATTTAAGTATACTAAATTCCAACCTTGGCTTACTGAATGGGAAAAATATAAGGAATCTAAGCAAGCTGAACAGAGAGTTCTAGAAGAAAAAGTTAGACAAGGACAAGCTACAGAAGATGATAAGCTTAAATTAGCTAAAGTTACTAAAGAAGCTAAAGTAAATGTAGGTGCTACTAACTTCAATGAGCTTTATAAAGAAATTTGTGAAGATAAAATAGATAAACTTAAACTTGAATCTTTTATAAATAAGGTTAATCTTCCTTATAATAGCCTTGTTATTATAGATGATTCAGGTTCTATGAGAGGTGCACCATTTAACTTTGCAATATTCTTGGCAGCAGTATGCTTATGTAAGAACCCAGATGATGATGGTAGAAATTTACTTGGTTTCTTTAATAGTAGAACTCATTGGCATACTTGTATAGATAGAAAGACTACTTCTACTAATTCTATTATTAGAAGTGATATAGTCAAAGTTAAGAATACTCCTTTTGTAGACCCTAATAAGAGTTTCTATGATAATTATAAGTCTATTCAAAGCTTCTGTAATGCAGTATTTCAGAGTGGATGTACTTATATTAATAGAATACCTGAAGAACTACATAAAAAATGTAAAAAGAATCCCCAAATACTTGATGCTTTAAAGAATTATCCTGTATGGACTATTATAAGTGATGGTGAATGGAATTATCTTCCTTCTCCTGAAGATACAATGGAGTATTTTATGGAAGAGTGTCAAAGATATTTTGGATTTAAGCCATATATTGTAGCTATTGATGTAGCTTCTCATTGGGGTTTTAGAGGTGTTGATGTTAATAGATTTGGAGGAGTTGAAAATATGATTTATATACCTGCTAATATAGCACAGATTGAACAGTTCTTAACTAACTTCAAAGATATGGATATTATGGATGTCTATACTCCTTTACAGTCATTGTTTAGAAGTAATAGATATGATATAGTGAGAGATAATGTGATTTAATATCACTACTATGATACTTACAAACTTTTTGTACTCCATGTATAATGTAGCTTTCGCAAAGAGCTTTTGTTTAAAGTATCAAAAGGTATAAGAGCTTGATACCTCTTATACCTACTAACAGACACTTACAATGTTTATTTACTTTTTGATGAGAAGATGACACATCCTATTATATTAGTGTCTATAAACATTTCAGTCACTTACAATACTAATAGCATTAGCTCATTTGGTAGAGCATTGAACTCATAATTCAAGTGTAGTTAGTTCGATTCTAACATGTGTATATAGTGACTATTTATGGGGAGGTAGCTAAATGGTATATAGTATCTACAGATACTTATAATACTAAATCAATAAGCAATAGATTTCATAAACTATCAATATGTAGGTTCGAGTCCTACCCTCCCCACTTTTGGCACTTACAATAGTAAATTTTGCGTTTAGTCTACTGGTTAGGACAGTTGTTTTTGGTACAATTAAAGATGGTTCAATTCCATCAATGCAGTGATAAATAGTGCCAATTATATGGAGATAGTCGTCTAATGGTAAGATATAGAAGTTAGTATCATAGATACTTACAATACTATTACTTTGTTTTAATTTGGAAAATTAAAGATGAGGGTTCGAGTCCCTCCTATCTCCCAATCTCAGCTACTTACAATACTATTATATCATAGGTTCGAGTCCTATATTATTCCTATATGAATGATTAGCATAGTGGTAATGCAATAATTAACTAGTAGCTATTTTTCAATTTATTTTATATTAATTTAAACAAAAACATTATGAGTACAATCGAAAAGTCAGTTGAAACCATTAAAAAGTCAAGTATTTCAAAAGTAGTAAATATACTTAAGGAAGTATCTAAAAATGGTAAATTAGATGAATCTATTGTATTAGAAGATGCAATTGAAATTCTTGAAAGTTTTAGTGAAAAGAATGAACTCAGTGCTATAACAGCAATTGCAGTTATTTGTAGTGAAATGTCTACACAAGCAATCATTTCACTTACAAAAACATTATCATCTCTTGCAAGAGTAAAAATGGTTAAAGATATTCTTAAAGAAGATGCAACAAATAGAAATATTAATAATTAATTTATATGGTAGAACCAAAATTGAGTCTTACTTTAGTACTTCAAGGAAGTAGTATGGTAAGCCAGCAGGAGGCTGAAAACAAACCAAAAGAATTTACAGAGCCAAACTTTTTGACTATTAAAAGCTATGATAGAAAGCTTAAGAAATTCAAGAAAGAAACTATTGCATTTAGGACTAGAAAGAATGTTACAGTACGACAAGTATTGAAGATGTCTCAAGAAGCTTATGAAGCTATGCTTGAAGAACCTACTAATCCTAAATACAATAAAGTAGTAGCTAAAGTAAAAGGCAAGTTAATCAGAGTATGGGATACAATGTCAGAAGAATCCAGAATTAAGAAACATTGTGAACTTATTGCACATGATATGAATGCCTTAGATTTCAGTTTTAATGTTCTTGAAGATTAATATGGAATGGATATTATTGCTATTTTTAATAGTAGGGATGGTCCTATTTAATATATATGAACCATCAATAGATGTAATAGTACAAGGTAATAGGTATATGGTACTATTATGGTATAACAGCCATAAGTCAAATTATCCTAATAAGCCTATAGTAGTAAGAAACTATAAACAATTGTTTATAATATGAGAATTAAATGGTTTAAAGCATTTATTGCAGCAGTTATAATAGTGCCTTGGAGTGTAGTAATTCTATTACTTCTGCAAATTAAAAATATAGTTTTAGCTACAAAGGATAAGCCTATTCCTGTCATAGAGGTAGCTGATACCAGTATTAATGAGCAACCAAAGTTCTTCTATCAGACCCCTAAGGAGGGTTTGGAGGAGGCTTTGTCTTATTATAGTTTAAAGCATAAAGATATAGTATATGCTCAAGCAGTACTTGAAACAGGACATTTTAAGTCTGAAGTATGTTTAAATTATAATAATCTATTTGGTCTATATGATTCAAAAAGCAAGGATTACTATAAATTTAATCATTGGACTGAAAGCATTATAGCTTATAAAGAATGGGTTCAAACTAAATATCAACCTCCAAATAATTATTATACTTTCCTTGAAGAGATAAACTATGCAGAGGATGAGAACTATACAAAATTATTAAAAGAAATTGTAAAAAATAGAAAAGATGACAAGAAAAGACATACTGAAAGAAGTTCTTTCACTTGAAGGAAATAATTGGTTACTTGAATTACCGACTGGAACAGGTAAATCTAAGATAGCTCTAGAGAAAGTTAAATCATTAGGAGGTAAAACTCTGTTGCTTGTAGTGAATAGAAATGTTCATAAGCAGAATTGGGCTGATGAAATTAAAAAATGGTGGTCAAATTGTAATATGAAGATTACTATGACTACTTATGTTTCTCTTCCTAAATATGCAGGAAAGTATGACTGTGCTATATTTGATGAAGCACATCATTTATCAGAAAGATGTAGAGAAGCTCTATGTTCTTTTGATATTAAGCATAGTGTACTATTGTCAGCAACAGTAAGTAATAAACTTAAAGATGAATTAATTGAAGTATTTGATGACTTGACTTTATATAAAAAGGATTTAAGAGATGTTATAGAAAATGACATTCTTCCAGACCCTAAAGTATATATATTGCCATTAAATCTTAGAGCTGATTTTCCAACAGAAGTTATAATGAAAAATCCTAAAGCTAAAGGAAAATTAATAGAATCTTCTTGGGCTTTAAGGTGGAGCTATATGAAGCAAAAAACTAATCCAGTTAGAATTCATTGTACTCAAAGACAATATATAACTGATTTGGATAATCAGATTGAATATTGGAAGAAAAGATATTTAAGGTCAAGAAGTGAGATATTCAAGAATAAATGGTTAAGACTATGTAATGATAGATTGAAATGGTTAAGTGATAAGAAAACTCCTTATGTACAACAGATTTTAATACATCTAGGAGAATATAGAACACTAATTTTCTGTAATAGTATTGAGCAAACAGAAATGCTTGGAGAGTATTGCATTAATAGTAAAAATAAAGAGTCTATAGAACATCTAGAAGCCTTTAATGAAGGTAAAATAGACCATATTACTGCTTGCAATATTTTAAATGAGGGCATGAATTTATGTAATTGTCAAGTAGGTATCTATGCTAATTTAAATAGTTCTGACACTATTGTGAAGCAGAGAATGGGAAGATTACTTCGCCATAAAAATCCTGTTCTTATTGTTCCTTATTTTAAGAATACAAGAGAGGAGGAACTAGTTAATAAAATGCTTGAAAATTACAATCCTGCACTTATTACTGTTATTGATGATTATAAGAAAATTAAAATATGAAATTAACAATAGATGAAGATGCTTGTAAAAAAGTAAATCTTTCTCTTCCAGAGGTTTTAATGATTACTTTAGTTAAAACTGGAGTAAATATAGAAACTCTAGTGAAACAAATGAAAGAGAAACAGATACTTGTTGAAGAGCATACTCTCTTAGGAATAAACCTTTTAGTGACTCAAAGATGGAGTGACCTTTCTGATAAGGCACTCCTATCTGCTGATAAATCAGTGCCTGATAATAAAAGACTTGAAACTCTTGCAAAAGCTTTAATGGAAGTTTTTCCTGCTGGTAAAAAGGATGGTACAAGTCAATATTGGAAAGGTAATTTACGTGATAATACTCTTAGATTGGCTAAATTCTTTAAGCTTTATGGAGATAAATATACTGATGAACAGTTAATTGAAGCTGCCAAGAATTATGTTAGCTCTCATAATGGAAGATACCAATATATGAGAGTATTAAAGTACTTTATTTGGAAAGATACAAGAAAGGTTAATTCTGAAGGAGAAGGATATATTGAAGAAGTTTCAGACCTTGCTGCATTTATTGAAAATGCTAAGGATGAACAAGATTTAAAAGATGATTGGGTAAGTAATATGATATGAGCATAAGAGAAAGATTAAAGGATTTTATAGAAGCTAGAAGAAATAAAGTGCTTAGTGGAGAGGTAAACTGTATTCCTACTCCATTTCCTAGATTTTCAGAACAATTTCCAGGTATAGAGCAAGGTAAATTTTATCTTGTTAGTGGTGCTTCTAAGGCTTCTAAGACACAGATAATGAATTATCTATTTCTTTATAATACTGTATTATTTGCTTATAATAATCCCAATATTTTAGTTCCAAAGATATTTTATTATGCTTTAGAAGAAACTAAAGAGAATATAACTCTGAGATTTATATGTTATTTGCTATATACATTATTTAATGTAGAAATAAGTCCAAAAGACTTAACTTCAACTAATTCAAAAAAGCCTGTTAGCAAAGAAATATTAAATCTTTTAGATTCTAAAGAACTAGTAAATATTCTTAGTTTTTATGAAGAGCATGTAAGATTCTGTGATTCTAAAAATCCAACAGGAGTATGGAAAGATATAAATACTTATGCCAAGAATCATGGAATAATACATAAGAAAAGCTTTAAATATAAAGATATAGATGGTACTGAAAGAACTGGTGAAGCATTTGATTACTATGAACCTTACAAAAAGAATGAATATGTAATGTTTATAGTAGACCATGTATCCTTACTAGATACTGAAAGAGGATTTACTCTTAGAGAAACTATTAATAAGTTGTGTGAGTATCTTATTATAGCTAGAAATAACTATAACTATATACCTGTAGTAGTCCAACAGCAAAATATTGAAACTATAGGATTAGATGCTTTTAAGAGTAATAAAATCAGACCTACTTTGGCAGGATTAGCTGATAGTAAAGATACAGGAAAAGCAGTAGATGTAATGCTAGGAATAACTAATCCTTTTAGTTTTGAAATTCCTGAATATCTAGGATATAATATTAAGATATTAAAAGGTAACTTTAGATGTCTTGAAATAGTTCTTAATAGAAGTGGAGAATCTAATGCAATATGTCCACTATACTTCAATGGAGCTATTAACTTTTATAAAGAATTACCTAGACCTTCAGATAGTATTGAAATTGAAAGAGTATATAGAGAAATAGAAAACAAAAAACTTAAAGCTAATAAAGTTTCATTATTAGCTTTTGCTATAACAAATAAACTTAATAAAATTTTAAATTATGGAAAGAATTAAACTTGTATTTGATAAGTGTAATTATGTAGTTAAAGAAAATGATGGTGTGGTAGTAGCTCTTATTACAGCTCATATTGATAAGTATGTGAAAAGTGTTGATAGATACGTTATGGAAAATATTAAAGTAACAGGAGTAGCTAGATGCCATAGAGATAATTTTGATGAAACTACTGGTAAGAAACTTGCAAGAGCTAAGGCAGAAAGAAGTGCTTATATTGCAGCTAGAAATATTCTTCGTAATGAGCTTAGAGATATTAATAATGGTGTAAGTACCTTTAATACTAGCATTGATTTCTTTAATGAGTGTATTGACCATCAGGATGATTATATTAATGAATTTTAATTATGATAGAATTACCAACAGAAAGAAGTGTAGTTACTAACTACAATCCTAAACTACTCATTCTTATGGGTAGACCAAAGCAAGGTAAAAGCTCATTTGTAGCAGCTATTGATAATAATCTTATTATAGACCTTGAAGATGGTTATAGAGCATTGTCTGTAATGAAAGTACAAGCAAGGTCTATGAAAGATTTGGAAGATATTAGAAATGCTATTATAGCTAAAGGTAAGGAACTCCATAAAGCTCCTTATAGATTCATAACTATTGATAATGCAACTAGACTTGAAGAAATGAGTATTCCCTATGCAGCAGATTTGTATAGAAATACTCCTATGGGTGCAGGATTTGGTCTTATGAAAGATAGTAAAGGTATGATTATGAAAAATCCTAAGAATAATCAGCCTATTATTGACCCTAAAGCAGATGTAAGACTCTTGCCAAATGGCTCTGGATATTTGTATCTAAGAAAAGCTATTAGACAAATGATAGATATGTTTAAACCTCTTTGTGAAACTCTTATTCTAGTTACTCATGTAAAGGATAAGCAGATTAGAAAAGATTCTCAAGAAATGTCAGAATTATCAGTAGATTTGGCAGGTAAAACAGGTGATATTATTTGTGGAGAAGCTGATGCTATTGGAATGATATATAGAGATGGAAATAAAACCTATGTATCATTTGAAGGAGGCGATAATACTATAAAAGAAGCAAGATGCCCACACCTTAGAGGTAAGAAGATTCTAGTTGCAGAGTCTAATGAGAATGATGATGATGTTAAATTTGACACATCTAAAATATTTATTAACAATTAACTAACAAACAAAAATGACAAAGAAAGAATTTACAAAGTTTGAGCTGGCAAGATTGAAGAGAACAGCTCAGAATGTTGAAGGTTTCCTCAAGCAGAAGAACAAGTTGGAAGAGAAGAAGACTAAGATTGAGGAAGAGTTGAGTATTATTAATCAACAGATTGAACTCACTGATGCTCCTACTGTAGCTATGACAGGCTATCATACAGAGGACATTATTAAGAAGGTAGTAACTCCTACTGACCAAGTAGATAAGAATGGTAATATTATCAAGAAGGTTACATTTGAGTTTATCTATCCTGATACTATTATTCCTCCTGTAAAAGAAGAGCCTGTAGTAGATGCTCCATCTTCTACAGAAAATGATGAGACTACTATTAATGAGAATGATTTTGCACTTTAATTATTAACAATAAAATATTTATAAACAATGGCAATTAGTAAAGGTAATGCTTCAAAGGAAGCACAGAGTTTTAAGAGATATATTGGTGTATGTCCAGTATTTGTAAAGGCAGTAAATCCTAATAAGGAAGAGCATGAAAAGCTCTTTAATACTACTTTGGAGGAAGCTCCTGTATATGTACAGGATAAGGAAGATAATGAGGGTAACACCTATAAGAATGTAAGAATTAGTGTAGTATTGCAGCCAGATGTAAAGACTATTGGATTTGATATGCCTCTTGTAACAATGCCTATCTTTGTATCTAATCAGAAAGTTTATGGTGCAACGTCAGGCAAGTATAAGGTAGTAGATAAGTATGGTAGATTTACTTGGGCTACAGAGTCTGAAATTCAGAGTAAAACTACTCCTACTTATACAGATAAGAAAACAGGAGAAACTAAGAAGTTTGATATTGATATGACTTCTGCTAGAATTTCTTATGTAGGTGAGGAAGAGCTTACTGATTTTATCAGAACATTCTTGTGTATTCCTACTGTAACTGTATGGAATGATACTGAAAGAACTAATGTTCCTAATCCTAATACAACTCCTGAAGAGTGTGAGTGTAGACTTGAAACAGAAACATTTGAAAAGTTCTTTAAGGGAGATTTCTCAGAGATTAAGGATATTCTTGGATTCCAGCCTACTAATAAAGTAAAGGTATGTCTTGGTGTAAGAACAGATGCTTCTTCAGGTAAGATGTTCCAGTCTGTATATACAAAGAAATTCCTCAGTAATGCAGCTAGCAACTACAAGGGAATGGCTAATAAATTGCAGGAGGACATTGATTATGCTATGAGTAAGGGCAAGACTCTTAATACAGAGTTTTCAGCAGACCCTGTACATGAGTATTCTGTAACTCCTACTACTTTTAATGATACTCCTGATGAAACTCCTGATGAAATGCCATTTGGAGAGTCAGAACAGAGTAGTGACCCATTTGCATAAGTATGATTAGTAAAGGTAGTAAATCAAAAGAACCTTATTTAGAATTAGGTAACTTAACACAAGCTGATATAGCTGCTTACTACCTAAATATTAAATCAATACCTAGTTTAATACATAGTCCTCTAAGACTGGACAATAAACCATCTTTTGCATTGTATTGCCCTAAAGGTACTGAAGTTAATTATAAAGACTTCAGTACTGGGGAATCTGGTACTATATGGACTTTATTAACTAAATTATGGAATTGTAGTATGGCTGATGCAGTAGCTAGAGTTCATAATGATTTAGGTAATAAGTCCTATGGTACTAAGATAGGAATAAGTGATTACACAAAAAGACATTGTATTATAAATAGTCATATAGACTTGCAATGTAAAGTAAGAGAATGGAGAGATTATGATATTGAATATTGGAAGTCTTATGGAATATCCTTAAAATGGTTAAAATACGCAAATGTATATCCTATTTCACATAAAATTATCATTAAAGATAATATAAGCTATGCTTTTGGAGCAGATAAATATGCCTATGCTTATGTAGAGTTTAAAGAAGGTAAGGTAACTCTTAAACTTAATTTTGAGTGCCCTATAGGAAACTATAGGAGTAGAATCTCCCTAATTAAACAATTAAAGAATATCTCAAGAAATACTTTACAATTGCTAGTTTCTCTATTGAGTTCCTAGAACGAGATTTAATAAAATTGATTCTTTAATTGCGACAGAAGCCTCATCTATGGTGACATAGGTTTTGGTGATGACGAGCTAAATTAAGTATACAATAAAAAATAAAAATAATTAGTATCTTCCGGGACTAGTCAAAAGATATTAATAAGTTTAAATACAAAGTTTTTATAATTGTATATTTATAAATGTGTAGAGACTATAGAGGAGATACCTAAGTTAGAAATAGAGAATGGCTACTACATTTAAAATGTCTGAGTAGATACTTTCTTGAAAAAGAATTGTAAAAATTTCTCTTACTTGCAAGATTTCTAATATGGTACTAAAATAGTCCAGACCACAAAGACTAACTTATATATTCTAATACTTTACCTGTCGGGGGAATATATAAAAGAAACCTTCTTAATGCCTGTGAAGGCAGTCTCACAATTTATAATTGGAGCATAAGAATAAGCTGGGATGCTTTAAGGCAGGGTGCTTGGAGACGAAAGTCAATGTTAGTTTGCTTATGTAAAAGTAAGTGTGGTAGGAAAATTTACCAACCTTTTAATAAAAATGGATATAAATGGTCTAATAGACATGATAGGTCTGTTATTAGCTTATGGACTAAAGTACCTTTACAAGGAGATAGAATATGTATATGTTCTTCTTTGAAAGATGCTTTATGTCTATGGGCTAACACAGGTATACCTGCATTAGCTGTACAAGGGGAAGGATATAGAATAAGTGATACTGCTATTAATGAATTAAAAAGAAGATATGATAAAGTATATATCTGTTTTGATAATGATGAAGCTGGATTAAAAGATGGTATAAATCTATCAAATAAAACAGGATTCATTAATGTAGTATTACCTCCTTTTAAAGGTGGAAAAGATATTAGTGACCTATATAAGGTTCTAAGTAATAAAGAAAAATTTAAACAATTAATTTTAAAACTATTTGTATGAATAGAAAAGAAATTTATGCTAAGATTAAGGAGTATAATCTTGCAGAAGCAATTAAAAAGACATTCCATGAAAATTACACTAGAATACCTAGTGCTAATCTTGAGTGTTTTATTAGTGATTATGTATCTTCTCGTGGTGAAGAGCTAAAAGTTATTAATGACAACCATAAAGATGCTGTAGAGAAATCTTCACTGGTGAAATTAGTAGAGACATTGCAAAAGAAGCATATCCTACTTAAATCAGAAGTAGACTATATTCTTTAAATTATATTAGGCAGGTGAGAGTAATCTTGCCTGCCTATTTTTTTTATTTAAACATTATGATAATCAATGCAGAGAAGAATGATATAAAAGTTATAGGAGATATTAAAGAATTTAAAACTTCTATAGACCCAAAGAATATTGAGTTTATTACAACTTTATTATCATCCAATCTATATTCTAATCCTGAGAAATCTTTTATCAGAGAGATTGTTAGTAATGCTTGGGATAGTCATGTAGAAGCAGGGACAACTGACACTCCTGTTATTATTAGATTTAAAGAAATAACTCATAGTAATTGGGAAATAACTATTAGAGATTTTGGTATAGGATTAAGTCCTGAAAGATTTAAAGAAGTATATTGTAATATTGGTAGTAGTACTAAAAGAGAAAGTAATGAACTAATAGGAGGCTTCGGTAGCTAATTAAAATTGTAAAATAAAGAAAATAATCTATTAATTTTCCACCATAATTCAAAATTATTTTATACCTTTGTATAAAAAAGAAATGAAATATAATGGAGAATTAAAAGTAATAGATACCCAAGATAAGGCTTATTTATTAGGGCAAATCTATGGAGATGGTTATAATGGAGGGGAAAAGTATCATAGCTATAAAATTATGATTACAAGTAATAAAGGAGATATAGATGTATATAGAAAACTTCAAGAAAAATTTCCCTTTTTTATGTTTAAAACATACAAATCCCATCCTAATATGATATATTTAGAAAACCATGAAAAATCGCTTTATATAGATTTGAAAAATCATGGTATGATTTCTAGTAAAACTAAATATGACAAAACTGGAGAGTTTCATTTCCCTAACTTAAGAAATGACTTAATTCCTCATTTCATTAGAGGATATTTTGATGCAGATGGAAGTTTTTGGTATCCTTCTAGATATAGAAGTAGAAATAACTTAAGAACTGAATTAGGGTGTGCTACAAAGAATTTTCTACTGTCTATAAATAGTCATTTATTAAAAAATGGAATTACTTTTTCCTATTTAGAGAGAAATAAAAGTGCAGGTAATGGAAGAACATATCAAACTTTTACACTACTTTCTTCAAATAGAGAAACTTCTCTAAAGTTTGCAGACTTTATATATAAAGATGCTAATGTTTTTCTAAACTATAAAAAGGAAAAAGCCTATAGACCTTTAATAGATAAGGAAACATTTAAATGCCCTTACTGCAATAGTAATAATGTCATAAAAAATGGTACTAGAAATACAAAGATTAGATTATTTTGTAAAGAATGTAATAAAAATTTTACAATTCCAATGCCGACTCAAGAAGAAATTCTTGATGAATAAATCCCTGAAAAAACCTGGAAAGCTGAGATGCTAATCAGAGGTGAAGTTATTATTAAAAGTAATAACAGCCGCAACGCATAGAACTTGAACCTATATTATAGAATATAATAGTTCCAAGAGGCAGGGACATCCTTTAAGGATGAAAAGATATGCTGAACTATACAGAATAGAAATGTATAGAATTAGTAAATAAAAAGTTACTAAGATAACAAATTGATTGGAAAATATAGTTCATTAGCATGTACTGATACAGTATTTATAACTTCTTACTATAAGGGAATTTCTTATCTCTATGTAATGGTAAAAAGTGGTAATACTATTACTACCAATTTAGTAAGTGAGACCCCTACAAAAGAGAAAGACGGAGTTGAAGTAACTATTAAGAATATATCATATATAATACCATATACGAGGGCTCTAGATTCTATAGTATTCTTTCCTAATATATATATAGATGGTATTTCAAATATAATAAATAAAAGTAAAATCAAGAGATTTAATAACTTTGCTGTATCTTCGGTAACTCTAATTGATAAAATCTTATTAGGTAATGTATTATATCCATGTGATACGGAGAAGTTTATTCCAGAAGTTAGAGAATTCATATATAATATAGAACATTCAGGTATTGTAGTTAAATTTAATATAGGAGAGTTAAATATAACTCCTAATAGAGAAAACATTATATATACAAAAGATACTATTAATAAAATTACTGATAGAATTTTAGCAGCTAAAAAAGAGCTTGAAGATTTAATTGCAAATAAACTTAATAAAGATTATGATAATTTATATGAATATTGGAAATTAATTAGAGGAAATATAAAGTATAATCCATTAACTGATGATTATACTTCATGTTCTAGTAGATATGCTGATTGTGTAGGATATTATACTCATGTAATAGCTTCTAATCTAACTTTTAAAGGTTCTAAAGTATTAAGTGAAGCTGATTGTACAAGCTTCTTAAATAGATTTTTCTATTTACAATTACCATTTTTAAAAGGACTTTTTCATAATGATAAATTTTATCAAAATAAAATACCCTTAGTTATTGAAAATAGAACAAGAATGGATGAACCTCTTATATTAGTAATTAATAATACAAGATTAACAGCAATAGCTAAAGCATGGTTAAACAAAACTTATGAAGAATATACTATAATTACAGAATTTGATAAAGACTCCTTTAAACTTTATATAGAAGATAATATAGTAGACCTTAAGACTTTTCATAAAAAAGATGAAATTATAGATTATATGTATGAGTATCTTACTTCTAAAATAATAAAGATAAATTTGGATACAAATACTGATTTCTTAAAGTTTAAAGAGGATTTAAAGAAAAATAAAATCTCTATTAAAAAGATTAAAGAGGTTATTATATATATTCAAGAAACTGAGTTTTATAGAAGAATAATTAAATTCCCATCAATAGAAAAATGTATTAAGTATATTAAAACTTTAAAGAAGGGAATCATTCTTACAGATTTACAAGATGGTGTTACTTGGATAAATATAGCAAATACTAGAAACCTAATTGTTATAAGTGCTAGAAAAGAAATAGTAGAAGCTTTAAAAGAAGCTAATCCTAGTTTTCTTGTTGATAAACAATATATAATTAAAAAAGACCCTGTAATAGTTAAATTTCATACTATGATAAAAGAATTTGGGAATGCAAAATTTCATGTACCTAGTGAATTTTATAGTAGAGATTTTCTATTGACAGTGCCTATTTATTTAAGAGAAGAATTTTGTAATATTATAAGGTTCTATCACTTGCACTCTAAGGCTAGTGCTTATTATCTAGCAGCTAATAATGATGATATTCCAATAGATTCTTACACTCAGTATATATGTAGAAAATTTATAAAATATTTTAATTCTTATACTAATCTGATAGATGAAATTGATTTTCCTTCTGATAAAAATTCTTTAGAGAATATCCTTACATCAGCGGTTATTCTTAAAAAGAAGATTTATAGATTGGATTATAAAATGTATGAAAAGGTTAAATCTAATAAATTAATAAAAGTATTATGCGAAAAATAATTGCAGTTGGAGATAAAGTTACTGTCTTTCTTGACAATGGAAGTGTTATAGATAGAGAAGTAACTAAAGAAGAGTTTAAAAAGCTAATTGAAACTCAAACTGATGAGGAAGTAAGAGAACTTCTATGTCCTGAATATAAAGAAGCAGTAAACAAGCACAATAAAGTAATGTCTTTTATTGATAAAGTTAAAGCTTCAAATATTCTTACAATAAAGAATAATACTATTTATTGGAAAGAAGTTTCTTCTCTTTCTGTACCACAGGACTTTGCAGAAGTTGTTATAGCAGCAGAAGAGGAAAAGGATGAATTGAAGATTTCAACTTATAAAAACTTTTGGACTCTTATGTCACTTAATCCTAGTGAAGAATGTAGAAAGAATCTTTATTGGTTCTTGCAGCTTCATGGATTAAAGTTGGCTAAATGTGGGTTTTTTGTAGCTTATAGAAATGTAGATACTACAAAAGAAAAAGGTGTTTATACTGACCATCATAGTCATTCTACTAGAATCAAAATAGGAGAAATGGTTACTCTCCCAAAAGAAAAGTGTGATTGTGATAGTAATAATGAGTGTAGTAAGGGATTACACTGCGCCTCAGTTAAGTGGCTTAAAAAGAATTACTTTGGAAATGTGGGATTAGCTTGTTTAGTAAATCCTGCTGATGTTGTAGCAGTTCCTCATAATTCAGAGTATGGAAAGCTTAGAACTTGTGCTTATCTTCCTATGGAAATTATTCATTATGATAAAAATGACAATGTAATTCCTTTAGATGTGGAAGATGGATTTGATTGTAGTTATGTTACTAAAGTAATTTATGAAGGTACTATGGGAACAGAACAGGATTCTACCTATAAAATTAAGATTCCCAAAATTCCAGGTACTACTCCTGAAAGTTTACAGGATAAACTTCTTGAAATTGCTAAAGAATGTATTGTATGTAGAGAAGTATGACAATAGATGAATATTTTGGAGATTGGATGAAAGTACTAGATAGAAAAGAAACTGTAAAGATAATGAATTGGTTAAAAACAACTGATTCTTCTACTTTATGTCCATCTATAAAGAATGTATTTAAAGCTTTTAAATTATGTTCTTATAATGAATGTAAAGTAATATTCATAGGGCAAGACCCCTTTCCTCAGAAAGGTGTAGCACAAGGAGTTCTATTTGGTAATTCGTCTAATACTCCAGAAGATAAATTATCTCCTTCCTTAAAAGTTGTTAAGGAATCAGTAATAAATTTTGATATTCCACATAATTTGATTACCTTTGACCCCACTTTAGAGAGTTGGGCTAAACAAGGGATATTAATGCTTAATTCAGCTTTAACTACAGAAGTAGGAAAGGTAGGAATACATACATTAAAATGGAGACCTTTTATAGGCTCTTTTTTAAAGAATATGTCTGAAAAGAATCCAGGCATTATATATGTATTCTTTGGAAGTCAGGCTAAATCTTTAAATACTTATATTAATAACAATAATAATTATAAACTATTTATTGAACATCCTGCTTATTATGCTAGACTGAATAAAAGAATGCCTAGTGATATATGGTATACTGTACAGAAACTAGTATATAATATTTATGGTACTTTAATTGAGTGGTATAAAGAAGAAACTTTTTAAAATATAAAAACATGAAGAAATTTTTTGTAAAGAGTACAAACAAAGAAGTAAAAATTGGTGATACTATCACACTTGAGTTTGTAACTGACACACCTTTTGGTGAAGTTACTGCAACTAAGACACTTGAAGTTACTGGTAAAGTACTTGAAACTCTTATTAAAGATGATAAGGTTATTGTGAAGGAAGTAAAGCCTAATCATAATATAATTGTAGCAGCTGCTTTAAATAAACTTGCATGTAAATTTAAGTGTAGTGAAGCAGAAATGTTGGAAATTTTACACACAATTAAGAAGGTTAATCCTTGGGCGGCAGTACAGTTACTTCTTAAAGAGATTGCTGTAGAGTTGGATATGCAGTATTCTAATCATATTAGTAATAGTGAGGAGTTTTATGGTATTTCTCCTCAAGATGAGGAAATACATAAAATAGATAAGAAGACTATTAAGTTATTTAATAATGCTCCTTGGTTTAGAACTATGGAAGATGCACAGATTGCTAAGAAGATTATTATGAAGTTTTTAACTTTAGGAAATAAGGATGCCTAAAAAGGAAAATAAAAAAATAAGAAATGCTACCATTTGTAAAAGTGGTAGCATTGTCTTTAAGTCACAATTAGAAAAAATGGCTTATAATACTTTATTGGAATATGGATTTACTCCTCAATATGAGCCTAGAAGATTAGTTCTAGTAGAAGGATTTAAGCCTACAATACCTTTCTATGATAAGGAAACTCCTACTCAATATAATAAAAGAATTGAGAATGGAGCTGATATTACTTGTAAATTATTGACTCTACAATCAAATAAAATACTTCCTATAACATATACTCCAGACATTTATATTAATCATAATGACATAGATGTATGGATAGAAGTGAAAGGTATTGAAAATGACTGCTATTATTTAAAGAAGAAACTTTTTAGAAAGTACTTAGAGGATTTGTACAATACAACAGGTAAGAAAAGTATTTTCTTTGAGGTTTATAGTAAGAAACAATTATTACAGGCTATAGAAATTATCAAACAATATGAATAAAAGTTTATATGATGTATCATGGAAGGTAGATGAATCTACTTATAGAGCAGACCCTGCCTTATCATATAGTACACTTGCAAGATATGAAAGAGAAGGATTTAATAATCTAGATAAACTATTTGATAGAATAGAAACTCCTTCTCTTGTTTTTGGCTCTTGTGTAGATACTCTTATTACTGGTAATGAAGAGGAATTTAATCAATTATTTATGGTAGCTGAACTGGATAATAGTATATCTGATACTTTAGTTACTATAGTTAAAAGATTATTTGAAACTTTTAAGGATAAATATTCTTCTTTGAAAGATATTCCTAATGATGATATTATTTCTTGTATTGAAGATATACAATGGAATAATCATTGGCTACCAAAAACAAGAGCTAATAAAATTAAAGAAGATTGTGCAGGGTATTATGGTTTGTTGTATATAGCAAATGGTAGAACAATTATTAGTACTAACACTTATAATGAAGTATTAAAAGCTGTAGATGCACTGAAAACATCAGATTCTACTAAGTTCTATTTTGAACCTAATAATATGTTTGATGATGATATACAAAGATTCTATCAGTTGAAGTTCAAAGCTACATTTAATGATGTAGAATACAGATGTATGATGGATGAATGTATAGTAGTACACAGTAAGAAACTTATAATTCCAATTGATTTGAAGACTTCAAGTCACACAGAATGGGATTTTGCTGAAAGCTTCATTAAATGGAATTATATGATTCAAGGTAGACTTTATGCTAGATTACTTAAAGCAACTATAGAAAAAGATGAATATTTTAAAGATTTTACTATAGCTCCTTATAAGTTTATAGTAGTAAACAGAAGTACTCTTACTCCATTGGTATGGAATTTTGAAGATACTTTTAAAGAAGGAGACCTTGTATATGGAAAAGATAAACAATATATATTTAGAGACCCATTTACTATAGGAGAAGAGTTATTTAAATATTTAAAAGATAGACCTAAGATACCTAATGGTATTAATCTTAATAAACCTAATTCATTAACAGAATGGCTTAATAAACTATGAAAGTAATAAAAAGAGTAAAGAAAGGTAATGGAAGTCAGCTTGAAGAGTTTGATTTAAATAAAATAATCAATGCTGTTAAGAAGGCTTATTCTTCTCAAGACAAAGAAATTGATGAAGGAGTACTTAAAGAATTGAATTATATTCCCTCATACCATGAAGGAGCTAGTACAGTAGATGTAGAAACCATACAGAATGAAGTAGAAAAGATTCTTATGGACTTAGCTCCTTATGATGTAGCTAGAGCTTATATTATATATAGAGAAAAACATAATGAAAGCAGATTAATCAGAGAAAGAATTGATTATATGAATAGTTATAGCTCTTCTTCTAAAAATGCTTCATCATCAAGTGAAACAGATGCTAATGCTAATGTATCTATGAAGAATGTTGCTAATCTTGAAGGAGAAGTCTATAAGACTACTAATAGAGTAATCCAAAGACAAAGAATGAAGGATAAATTATATGAGCTTTATCCTGATATAGCAAAACAATATGAAGAAGATTTAAAAAACCACATTATATATACACATGATGAAGCTAGTACTCCTGTACTAAAACCTTATTGTATGGCAGTAACTCTTTATCCTCTTATGACAGAAGGAGTAGGTAATATTGACGGAGTAACTCCAACTGCTCCTAATGATATTGCTTCATTCAGTGGACAAGTTACTAATCTTGCTTTTCTTTTGTCTTCCCAATGTAAAGGAGCAGTAGCCTTTGGTGATTATTTTGTAGCTTTTAATTATTATGTAGTAAAAGAATTTGGAGAAATTTGGTATGAAAAGCTTGATTGTATAAGTACTTCAGAACATCATATAATATCTAGAACTATAAAAGATAGTATAGAAAAAGGAATGAAACAATTTATTTGGGGAGTAAACCAACCTGCTGGTAATAGAAGCTATAATTCTCCATTTACAAATGTTTCTTGGTATGACAAGTATTACTTTAAATCGTTATTTGAAGGTTTCTATTATCCAGATGGAAGTAAACCTAAATGGAAACAAATAGATACTTTACAAAGAATGTTTATGGAACTAATGAGAGAAATTAGACTTATTAAGCCCATAACATTCCCTGTAACTACTATGGCATTAGTACATAATAATAAAGAATATCTTGATAATGATTATAAAGAATTATGTGCTGAAGAATGGGCTAAAGGAGGTAGCTTCTTTTGTTATACCAGTGATAATCCCTCATCTTTAGCATCATGTTGTAGAGTTTTAAATGAAATGTCTGATAATACCTTTAGTTCTACTACAGGAATGACAGGAGTTATGACAGGTTCTTGTAATGTAATCACTCTTAATATCAATAGGATTGTACAAGATTGGTTTAAGAACTATAATAATAATATAACTCCTTCTGGTGTTTCTAAATATAGTAAGGATTTATATCCAAGCTTAAAATGGTATTTACAGACAATTCTAGATAGAGTTTATAAATATCATATTGCATTCAAGACAATGCTCTATGAACTTGAAGATAAAGGTATGTTAGCTGCATCTAATGGTGGGTACATTTATATAAAGAAATTATATTCTACTATTGGTGTTATTGGATATACTGAAGCTGCACAATTCTTAGGACTGGAAATTAGTAATAATGAAAAGTATAAAGAGTTCTTACAGCTTATTCTAGGCACTATTAAAGAACAGAATAAAATACATTCTATTAAAGATAAGAAAAGACCTTTCTTATTTAATAGTGAAGCTGTCCCTGGAGAAGGATTAGGAATTAAATTATATAATTGGGATAAAAAAGATAATTATATAGTTCCTGAGAATCAGAACTTATATAATTGTTATTTTTATAATCCTTGGACTACAGATACTTCTGTTTTAGATAAAATAAAGTTACATGGCAAAGATATAAACAATTATACAGACGGAGGTCAAGCATGTCATCTTAACTTAGATACTCATTTAAGTAAAGAACAATATCTTAAACTTCTTGATGTAGCTAAAGATGAAGGATGTAATTACTTTACATTTAATATACCTATTAGTGAATGTAAAAAGTGTCATCATGTAGTAAATGCCCCAATAAAGAGATGTCCTATTTGTAACAGTGAAGATATTAAATATTATACAAGAATAATTGGATATTTAACAGCTGTAGATAATTGGAGTACTGATAGACAAGAAGAATTTAAACATAGAAAATACTATCATTAATGGAAGATTATGTAATAATTGGTTGGTCTGACATTCAGGCATATATGGATTTAGAAGGATTTGAAGAAAATAGTGCTTTAATTACTCCTAATGATAACATGGGAATAGGTAGTTCAACATATCTTATTAATAAAGAATGGTATGATTCAGTAAGTTTATAATATGCTTAAATATGTAGATACATTAGTAGGTTTTGCAGAAATTCCTGATGAGGTAACTTTATGTATTAATGTAAGTAACTGCCCTTGTCATTGCATTGGATGCCATTCTCCTTACCTTGCAGAAGATATAGGAGAGCCACTTGATTTACAACACTTGACCAGCCTTATAGATAATAACAAGGGTATAACTTGTGTATGTATTATGGGAGGTGATGCTAATCCAAGTGAAGTGGATGATATAGCACAGGATATTAAAGAATATTATCCTAATCTTAAAGTAGGATGGTATAGTGGCAGAGATTACATCAGTGAAGATATTAATCTAGAGAATTTCGATTATATTAAGTATGGTCATTATGATAAGGATAAAGGACCTCTTAATAGTAAAACAACTAATCAAGTAATGCTTGAAATAAGTGTTGTACATAATAGAATATTTAAAAAAGATATTACATCTAAATTTCAGAATGTTATGTATTAGTACTAAAGAATATACAGAAGGTAATAGAGCTATTTATAGTATCTCTATTACCTTTTTTGGTATAACTATATATAAATCTATAAGAGAAACAACAAATAATAATGTGGTAAGTGCTCTTACCACTAAAAGTAGAACAACAATTAAAGGTTTTAAAAATGAAGATTAAAGTAAAAGAATTTGTAAAAGGTCTTTATACAGAGGCTAAAAATGAGAATGGTAATTTGGTTCCTTTCATAAATCCTAAAGGTGACTGTATTGACCTTAGAGCAGCAGAGGACTATAACTTTGAAGCTCCTCAAGCAGGAATACTTCATCAAAAGGATGGAATTAAAACAAGAGATGTAAAGTTCGATGAAAAGATGATTAAACTTGGAATTGCTATGCAATTACCTAAAGGCTTTGTAGCTAAGATAAGACAAAGAAGCTCTACTACTAAGAATCTCAAACTAGTAATGGCAACATCAGGACTTATTGATAATTGTTATAACGGAGATACTGATGAATGGGCATTTTATTGTTATTCAATAGATAAAACCTCTATACATAAAGGAGATAGAATTTGTCAATTTGAAGTTTGTCTTAGTCAATATGCTACTATTTGGCAGAAAATTAAATGGATATTTACAAAGAAGATTGAGTTTAAGTTTGTAAGTCACCTTGATAATAAATCAAGAGGAGGGCATGGAAGTACAGGTGTAAAGTAGGAGGTTAAATGATAGTATTAAATATAATAATAATAAGTTTAATGGTTATTTTTATTGCAATTTTTATAAGTGTAATAGAAGACCATAAAAATTATAAGAAAATTTCATTTAAAGAAACTATGGACTTGCTTAATATTCCTATTATAACTTTTACTTGCAATAAGAAAAAGTTGCATTTTTTATTTGATTCTGGAAGCTCATACTCTCATATAAGCCCAGAAGCAATAAGTTATGTAGGAAAGAAATCAGAAAATGTTGGAAAAAACATCCAAACTATAGGTGCTGGGGGAACACTGAATAATAATAAGCATTGCCTTCTTAAGCTGGATTATAATGGAGAATTTTATGATTCTGATTTTATAGTTACAGAACAACTTGCTCAACAGTTAGAATCTATAAAAAAAGATTTTAATATTGAAATACATGGAATTCTTGGAGGAGATTTTCTTAGTAAGTATGATTATGTTATGGATTTTAAAGAATTTGTAGTTTACTCTCGAAGAAATGAAAGAAAATAAAATAAAGTTACCTAATAGATATAATGAAGAGGTATACCTTGAGGAGATTGAAAATGCTAAATATAAGTTAGTACATAAGTCTTCTTATGTAAGATTAGGAATGATTAAAGGAACAAAAGACAAATATAGTTTCATTGATATTAATGGAGGTCCTATGATTTCTTTAAAAGACAAACTTTCAATTGGAGTAGTTAAATCCATTAATAGAATTGGTGAAGATTATATAATAGAAGTTGAATCATGATTTATTTAGTAACCAATCAAAAGGAATTATTTGAAAGTGAGACCTATAAAATTATAAGTGTTGAGGAATCCCTAAAACTCCTCAACACTTTAACTATTGTAGGTCTAGATACTGAAACTGAAGGATTAGACCCTTGGACAAAAAGACTGAAATCTATTCAGTTAGGTAATTATGAATTCCAAATAGTAATAGACACTACTACTATTTCACCTTTAGTATATAAAGAATATTTAGAATCTGATAGACTTTTTATTGGATGGAATTTAAAATTTGATTTAAAATTCTTATTTAGGCAAGGAATAGTTCCTAAAAGAGTTTGGGATGGCTACTTAGCAGAGAGATTAATGTGGCTAGGGTATCCTCCAGGCATTCATTCTTTGAGCTTAAAATCCGCAGGAGAAAACTATCTTGGTATAGAATTAGATAAATCTGTTAGAGGTAAAATTATATATGCAGGATTGACTGAAGATGTTATAGTTTATAGTGCTAATGATGTAAAGTACTTGGAAAAAATAATGAGACTTCAATATGAAGAACTTGTTAAAAAGGGTCTAGAAAAGGCTATAATATATGAAAATAAGTTTGTATTACCTTTAGCTTATTGTGAATATTGTGGAATAAAACTAGATGTCAATAAATGGAAAGCTAAAATGCAAAAAGATGAAGAAAGAGTTAAGAATGCTTTAGCTAAATGTAATGAATGGTTTATAAAAAATGAACCTAAAAGTAAATATATTTTTATTGACCGCCAAGGAGATTTTTTTAATGGTTTTAATCTAGAACCTCAAGTAACTCTAAACTGGAATAGTGCTAAACAACTAATTCCTATATTTAAAAAATATGGAGTAGATGTTACTACAGAAAATAAAGAAAATGGGGGAACTAAAGATAGCATAGATGCTAAAAGCTTAAAGCCTCAGAAAGACAAATGCAGCCTCATTCCTTTATATCTAGAATATAAAGAAGCTGTTAAAGTGACTTCTACTTATGGAGAAAACTTCCTTAAACAAGTCAATCCTGTTAGTGGTAGAATACATACAAATTATCAGCAAATGGGAGCAGATACTACTAGATTAACTAGTGGAGGTAAGGACAAAGCTGCTAAAATTGAGTATATTAATCTTCTAAACCTACCTGCTAATGCAGAAACAAGAGCTTGCTTTGTAGCAGAAGAGGGTAATAAGTGGATTAGCATAGATTATTCTGGTCAAGAAACTTATCTTATGGCATCTATAGCTAATGATGAAGCTATTATAAAAGAGCTTACAGAGGGTAGTGGAGATATTCATTCATTAACTGCTTATATGAGTTACCATGAAATACCAAGAGATACACCAATAAAAGATATAAAAAAGAAATATCACAATTTAAGACAAGAAGCTAAGGGTATAGAATTTGCCATAAATTATGGAGGAGATGCTAACACTATTAGTAAGAATAAAGGAATACCAATAGAAGAAGCTAAGAAAATTTATAATTCATATATGTCAGGCTTTAAAGGACTGAAGAAGTATCAAGATTTCAGAAGGAAAGATTGGTTTAATAAGGGATATATCCTACTAAATAATCTTACAGGACATAAAGCGTATATATATGATTATAAGGAACTATTAGAAGATAAAGAATGGATGGCTTCTTTAGATTGGGATTATTACAGAGAAATGAAAAGCTGTTGTCCTGAATGTGATACTGTTCAGAGGGTTAGACACTTTTTTAGAAGAAAGTCTGCTTCAGAGAAGCAATCAATTAATTATCCGATGAAATGAAAGTTTGTGTCGGAGTAAAATCCACTAAATTCGGTGAACTCTGAGATGAGAATACCGAGCCAAGCATAAGGTCAACAACTTATGAAGGTGTAGAGACTAGGCATTGAAACCTATAAGGGAATATAATATGTCCAAGAAAAGTGGAAATATATTTGTAGGTTTGGGTAATTATTGCTATCTTTGCATATTAATTATTTAAACTATGGAACAGAAAGTTTGTAATAGATGTGGCAAAATATTGCCTATTGAAGAATTTTACTTAGTTCCGTCAATGGAACATGGTAGAGATAATACTTGTAAGAATTGTAGAAGAGAATTAAAGGGAAGAACTAGAACTCCTGAAATATTGCATTGTCCTGTATGTGGAAATGACCTTCCTTATTATAAATTTATTATAGCTAGGAAAAGTCATACAGGCAGAATGTGGTGTTGCAGAGAGTGCTATGAGACTAATTCTAGAATTTCTCAAAATAACTTCAGAAAAAAGTTTGATATTGAATTTAAAAATCTTATATATACCCAAAAGAGGGAATCTAGACTCAGGAACTTTATACATTCTATGTGGAAAGCAGCTAAAAAGAGAGCAGAAGAAAAAGGATTAGATTTCAATATTGAAGAATCTGATATAGTTATACCTAAAATATGTCCTATATTAGAAGTTCCTTTAGAGTTTGGTACTAAAGATAACTATAATTATAGTCCCTCTCTTGATAGAATTGATAATACAAAAGGATATATTAAGGGAAATATACAGGTAATTAGTAAAAAGGCTAACACAATGAAGAATTCTGCAACACTGCAAGAACTACAAACTTTTTGTAAAAATATATTAAGATATAGTCCGAACTATACTAAAGAAGAAGGTATAGAATCTAAGGATAAAGAGCCTTAGAGATAACAAAATGACAAGCAACTGGGTCAATGTGTTTGCGAGTAGCTATGATAAATTTCTTTGAATATTTAAGAACAAATAATTTGTTATTTAAAGTGTATATATGTGTTACTCCGTATGATGAAATTAATTGTGAGGCACCTGAAGACATTGCTGATAATGTAGCTAAAGTATTATATGATTGTATGGTTAAAGCAGGAAGCTATTTCTGCACTAAATGTAAATTAGATGCAGATATAAGCTATGATGAAAATGGAAATTTGCCAACATATTGGATTCATTAAAATATGATATTATGATAAAAAAAGGTGACAGATTTAAATGTATTAAAACAGTAATCATGGATAATAACCCTGATGATATTGCCTATCATAAGGGAAAATTCTATGTAAGTGACTATGATGGATGTATAACTGATGAGAATGAATTTAAAGGTCATAGCTGGTCAGAACGTGAGCTTTCAAAATACTTTATAAAAGTAGATAATATTAAAAAGGAAAGTAAAGTGGAACATCCCAGTCATTACACTTGGCTTAAAGATTTATGTGGAATAGAAGTAATTGATATTACTAGACATATGAACTTTAATCTGGGGAATTGCATTAAATATGTATTAAGAGCTGGACATAAGTCTGAAGAGGGGTATACTGAAAAAGATAAAACTATTGAAGATTTAGAGAAAGCTATATTTTATATTAAAGATGAAATAGAAAGGATAAAGAATGACAAAGAAAGAGTATGAATTATCCAAAAGAGTAGTACTAGATAAATTAAATCATCAGCTTCATGTTGGTGATTTAATTATATGTAGTGCTTATAGTAATACTGTAGATGTGTATAGAGTACATAAAATATGTAATAAGAAAATACTAGCTGAAAGAGTTAAAAGTCCTAAGTGGTTAAATTATTTTTATCCTAATAGAGTAATTAAAATAAAAGAAAATGGAATATCAGAAGATTAATACTCTCTTTTTGAGAGATGAAAAGAAAGTTATAATTCCTTCATCATTTACTTGTGATGAATTTGAGTATTTAAAGGACTGTAAATGGGAGTGTACTGAAAAGATTGATGGTACTAATATAAGAATTTACATCTCAAGAGAATATGATGGAGAAGATGATTGGCTGTATGGTGTATCATTTATGGGAAGAACTAATAATTCTACTATTCCAGAGCATTTAAATCTTAAACTTCAGCAAATATTTTATAGAGTAGATTGGAAAACTGTATTTCCTTCATTAATGCCTGGAGATAGTGTATGTCTTTATGGTGAAGGTTATGGTAATAATATACAGAAGGGAAGTTCTTATATTTCTAATGATGTAGATTTTATACTATTTGATGTAAAATATAATAATTGGTGGCTTGGAAGGAAGAATTGTGAAGATATTGCTAATAAATGTGGTATTAAGATAGTTCCTATTGTAGGTTATATGACTATTCCCGAAGCAATAGATTTAGTAAAGAAAGGATTCAAATCTTCTATATCAGAAGACAAGAACCTTATTGCTGAAGGATTAGTACTCAAAACTCCACAAGGTCTATTATCAAGAGATGGAAATAGAATTATTACTAAAATAAAACATAATGATTTTGTGAAATTTAAGAATGTTTATGGGCAAGACTTTTAAAGCAAAGAAAATAATTAAACATACTCCTATTAGTTCTGTACCTGATAGAGAAGGATATATAGCTAAACCTGAAGAAAATAAAATGAATACACCAATTTTAACTAGTTCTGAGGAGCATATTGCTCCTTGGAATGATAAAGAACTTAATCCTGAAGAAGTAGAAGTAACTGTATCTATTACTCTTAGTAAAACTTTTAAGATTAAAGTAGATGATTACAAAGAAGAGATAGAAACAGATGAAGAAGGTAATCCTACTATTAATTATGATTTTACAGATTGTGATTTGAAATTAGCTGTAAAAGAGCAAATATATCTTCCTAATGAAATAGGAGAAATATTAAGAGATAGAGATAGATACCCACATCTTTATGCTAAAGTATTTAAGAAACTTACTAAAGATGCTTTAGATTGGAATGTTGATGATTTTGAAGTAATTTTGGATGATTAAATTAATATTTATAATTTTATATATTATTATATGTTTAGGCATTATAATGTATATGAAGTATTTAACTAAAATAAAAATAATATGACATTTATAATTCACTTTAAGGATGGTCATAGGAAAACCTATAGCAACCATTATGATGAAAATGATGAACATGAAAGAGATGCAGCATGGGATGATGTCTATATTACATTTCCTGATGCAGATTATATTGAATCTTTTTAAAGTATATCAAAGAGTGTAGAAAAATGAGTGGTATTAGAGTTAGTGCTAAGACAAAGGCTAAAGAGACTCTAAAACTATCTAACCATCTAAGGTCATATCTTTTTGAACAGGAGTATGGTGAATTGAGTAACTGTACTCCTGCTCAAAAGAAGACTCTTAGGGATGCTTTGTTAGTTTTGAACTCTATAGTCAGTAAAAGTAAGTAATATAATGAATATGATAGGAAGTCATAATACATTTAGCTATTTACCTATTAAAAATAGATGGAGAAAAATATTTAAACCTTGGTATAAATGCCAAGATAAAACTATTTTTCAACAAATTGATAATGGAGCTAGATTCTTTGATATTAGAGTAAAATTTGACAAAAAAGGATTGTTAAATATTGTACATAATAAAGTTGTATTTGATATAAATGAAATCCAATTTTGGAGATTGATGGTCGATGTAAAAAATTTAGCTAAAGAGTTAAACACTAAATTATATTTTAGAGTAATTCTTGATATTAGAAAAGAACTTAAAGATAAAAAGCATCAACTAAAATTTTTTAAGTCCTTTATTTATCAATTTAACAAGTTTGATGAAAGAATTTGCTTAGACCATTCAATAACATATTGGAATTGGGATTATACATATTATTATAATAATCAATTTAATATTATAGAAGACCATGCAAGTGTAAAAGCTAAATGGTATGAATATATATTAGGAACTAAATATTATGCTACAAAAGTAGGTTATAAATATATTAATGAACATAGCTCTAAGAATATTTATTTATTAGATTTTATTTAAACTTAGATTAGGGTAAATATGAAACTTATAAATCAATCATTTGAAATACTTGAACAAAAAGACTTCACTATTACAGGAATAAAGAAATTTATTGAAAAATGTGGCAGAGTATGCTACAAGAGTGAGGATAGAATAACTGATACTTCCTACGAGAAATTTGTAGGTATGCTTGAAAGTAGAGGACATGACCGTCCATTAGAATTTGGAACAGTGCACCTCAAAATGCCTTGGAAAACATTTAATAACTTTGCAGGATTTTGTGTTTCAAAAGGCTTTTGGGATAGTTGTTGGATAAAGTACAATATAGATAGAGAATCCGAGGATAAAATGGTATATATTACAACTAATTATAGATACTATAAAAAACTTGGAACCCTAAAACCTCTATATGGATATATTGATATAGAAGAGTTTTTCACAGAAGAAGATAATAAATTCTATCCAAAAAGATATACTGTTCATTTTATTACTTCTAGAGGAATAATGGATGAATTTAGAACTCATGTAGGTTTATCTCACTTAGCTGAAAGTTCACGCTACTGTTCTTATGATAAGAATAGATTTGGTAATGAGCTTACTTTTATTATTCCTAATTGGGTAAATACTAATTGTCCTAATAAAGAACAAGAAGGACCATCAGTAGCTAGTATAGAATGGTCTACTACAATGCTTGACGCAGAAGCTAGTTATATGAATTTAATTAAAATGGGTTGTACAGCTCAAGAGGCTAGAGAAGTACTTCCTTTAGCAGTTAAATCTGAATTGATTTCATGTGGTTTTGAAGATGTTTGGAGTAATTTCTTTTACAGAAGATGTGCTAAAGATGCACATCCTATGGCAAGAGAAATTGCTACAAAAGTAAGAGATAAATTTAAAGAACTTAATTATGTTAATCAATAATCTAGAACTAATAACTCCTCTTTTACCAAAAGATAATCCAGAAGTATTTTGTCACATGCAAATAGTGCGTAGAGCAAAAGACCATAAGGATGAAAAAGTAAAAGAAGGAGCCATTAAAACTTATTTTATAAGAAATAAGGAACAGCTTGAAGAGTTAATGCCTGAAATAATTCTTCTTTGTGAACATTATGGAGCCAGAGCTTATATTAATGTAAGTCCAAAGAGCTTTGAAAAGCTTCAGAAGTCTATACTATTAAAGTTAGCTTCATTAGTATGTGAAGGTAATATTCAAAATCCAAGAAGAACTCTTAATAGTGTAGCAGGAGCATTAACTTCAAAGAATCCTGTATGGATTATAGATATTGATAATGTAGAGATTCAAGAATCTGTATTAAAATGGCTTGATGAATACTTTAAGCTAGATGTAACATTACCATTCTATAATACTAGAGAAGAGGTTTATTTATCAGGCATTATTCCTACAAAACAAGGTTATCACTTACTTGTAAGACCATTTAATCTTAAAGAGTTTAGTGATAAGTTTCCTAATATAGATGTTCATAAGAACTCTATGGGAACTTTATTGTACTATCCTAATAGTATATCAGTATAACAATGAGAACAAATTTAATTAAAAAAGAAGCTAAATATATTGTAGATTAATCATTAAGGGAAGGGTTTATACTCTTCCCTTATTTTTTCTTAATATATACAACTTTTGTTCTTATTTGTTTGGAAAAACGTATAAATTTATTTAACTTTGCACTAAAATTTTAATTATACTATATGGCAAATTTTTGTTATATCCCACAAAAGGGAATAGATGATGTGTTAGCAGCTAAATTAGGATGGAGAGGTAATGCTAGTGATAAGTTCAATCCATTCAGAGTTGCAACTCTTAGAGGTATGTATGATGAAGTTCATCAAAACAGTCCTCTAGATACAACTAATCTTGATGAAGTTGCACTAACTCTTGCTAAATTCAGACAGGAGATTAAAGTTGGACATCAAGCCGAAATTAAAAGTATCGGCACTAATTTAGCTCCAAGCTATAAGCGTTTAAGTAAAGCATTTACAGCAGAAGAACGCTTTAATAGAGTAAATATGATTGCTACTATGTTTTCTGCCATTGTAGATGAAATTCAGAAGAATAATCCACAGCTTAGCAGAAAAGCTATTATTGATACAAAGGTTGGAGAGTTTAATCTGTTTGAAAAGGTATATAATCAGATAATGCAGATGCAGTCTGTGTTCAGTGCTAAAGGTGACATGGAGAAAGCTATAAAATTCAATCAAGTTCTCTCTAATTGGTCTGCTCTAACAGCATTTGCTAGAATGAAACTTAGAGATACTGAAGGGATTAAGTTAGGTAATAAGATAGAGTTTGTTGATGAGACAGACGAACTTAACTATGGAGATAATGACCTTTCTCGGCTTCTTGACCCAAGTGAATCTGTTAGAGAAGCATGGCAAACATCTAATGGTCTTGAATCTGCATTTGGTTCTGTAGGACAGCAAGTAAGAAGACTTCTTAGTTCTTTACCTATTATGGAGATAGCAGATGTAATTACTGCTGATGGTAGAGTAGTAAAAAAACCTCAGCCTAAAAGAGATGACCTTGGATTTACACAGACATTAGACCCTGTTAAAGTGCATCAGGCTCTTATGGAGCTACTTAGAGGTATTACCTCTGAAGCTCAAATGATGGGAGCTTTTAGAAATCCTAGAACTGGACAGGCTAAATCTGTATGGATGATTCCAATTTTAGATGCTTTAACAAAGAATCCTCAACTTAGAACACAATTCTTTAGAGATTTCAAGAAGAATTTCCAACCTTATTCTATTCTTGTTGAAGATAAGAAAGCTTTTAAGAAAGGTCTTAGAAAATATAAGACTAAACTCCTTAACAGAGTTGAAGATTTGTTAGGAGGTTCTTTTATGTCTAGAATTATACTTGGAAAACCCCTTAATGCAAAAACTTCTGTATTTGATACCAAAGGAAATATTAATGTATCTAATTTAAAGAATACTCTAAGCCAGATAAATGAGTGGCTTGCTCAGCCTAAAGAAGATACTGGAAGTGTCTTTGATAAGCAGAAAAAATATGGTATTGATAAAAGTAAGTTTAGAAGTAAGGATGTTTCTTTTATAGAAAAAAGAGAATTCCTTAGAACTAGTTTAGAGTCTCTTGGAGTAGAAGTAGATGCTGATACTCTAGATGAGATAATGAATCATTCTAAAGACCTTAGAAAGGTTACTAATGCTCTTCAAGAGTTAGCTCAATATGGTGTATCAGAAAATCAGTTGAAGAAACTTGAAGCTGGCGAGAAGATTTCATATAAGTCATTAGTTAGAGCTAAAGGTCAGAACTCTAGAAAAGAGGGTGTATTTGAAGAGAAAATCAGAAAGATACATGAAATGATTACCAAGAATAGAGAGGGCTTGAGACTTGAGTCTAGAGTAAGACATAAGGACAGCAAGGGTAACAATATTACTCTTTTCTCTAATGTAAATCCATCTTTTATGGGTGATAAGTTTGATGAAATTCAAAGCTATGTTAAAGCAAATGACAAAGCTGGTCTTAAGTCTTTTATTACTAATGAATATCTTGATTCTCCTTTCTTCTATTACAATGGTAAGGTATTAAATAAGTGGCTTGAAGAGTTACTTAAATGCTGTGATACCCCTACTAATGTGAGCCTAGAAGAGACATTTGCTGCTCAATTTGATTATCTAAGATTCTTAGGAACCTCTGATATGAGTTTTGAGAACTTTACTAGTAAACAGCACATGATTGATATGCTTACAGAGTTTAGAAGTGACAAGGAACTTAGTAATAAAGCTGATACTGCATTATATCCTGTATTTATTCTTGGTGACAGTGGTGTAAGTAAATATATTAGAGCTAAAAGGTATAGCAATGAGGAGATTATGAATGGTCTCTATAATGCTTATGAACAAGAAAGAAGAAGACAAGAGTTAGTTAAAGCTACTAATGAATGGCTTGATTCTAGAAACTATAGTAAAGTGGAAAACTTCTCTGACAGTGAAGATACCTTTAGTATTCTTGGATTCCTTAATAAGGACTACAAAGCATCTGATGGTACAGTAGGAAAGTATTCTAGTATGCTTAGTGATAGACCGACTGAGACAGAGGTTAAGAAGGCTATATCTGCATATTTATCTGATGCTCTTAAAGATTTCAAGAAACAGTTAAGTAACTTAGGTCTTCTTGAGACTGTAAAAGTAAAAGAGATAGATAGGAATAATAAGCAAGTAGAAGTTGAAAGATATACTTATCTAGGAGAAGATGTTACATCTGAAAACTTAGATGAGAAACTTGCAGAGTTCTATAACAATGTTAAGTTTGCTACTATTAATCAGCTTCAACTTATGACTATTGATACTTCATTCTATAAAGGTACTAAAGACCTTCAGAAGAGATATAAAGAGGTTCATGCTCCAGGTTCTGTTCTTGACCTTATGGCTATTGATAAGAATGGTAAGAAATTCTCTAAGGATGGTATTGAAAGATGTGTTTATTTTGATGATATTAATATAAATGCAGAACAATCAAATCCTGAATTTATGGAAGCTATTGCTGCTGTTCATGGAAAAGATTCTGATGTATATAAAGCATATAAAAAGAATACTTTAACTGATGGACAGGGTTATAGAACTCTTAGGTCATATAGAAAAGTAATGGGTATGGCAGGACAATGGACTGAAGAAATGCAAAAAGTATATGAAGCTATTGAGCAGCTTAAAATTGATTATAATGGAAAGTCTATTCCATCAGAAAAACTTGCTGAGATAGCATCTATGGCAGTAGTATTTCAGCCTATTAAACCTTATATGTTTACTCATGAAAAGCTTGCTCTTAATGACAAGGATAAAGTTATTATTCCAGTTCAGCATAAGTATGCTGAGGCAGTGTTAATTCCTGAACTATTACCTGAAGGCAGTAAGCTTAGAGATATGGCGTATTGGATGGATAATAATAATGTAGACCTAGTTGGTTCTACTAAGATTGTTAAAGTTGGTAGCTTTGGTTCTACTGATATTTCAAAAGCTTCTGATGCTAAGAGTCTAGGTGAAGCTCTAAGTAAAGCTTATGTTCACCAATTAAGTTATAGTGATTATAGAATACAGACTAATGTTCCTGAGCATATTAATAGCTCTCAGCTCTTTGGTACACAGGTTAGAAAGCTTATTATGGCAAATATTAATATGGATGATTATCATTATATGAATTATATTGGTGGTGATGGTACTATAAATCTTGGTGGAAATCATGGAAAAGTTAAACTTAATGGTAGAAACCTAATATCATTCTATAATGGATTAATAGTTGCCAACATCTTGGAATCATTTGACAGCTTTAAGGATGGTATCTCAGATGCTAGTAAACTTAGTGAAAAATTAATTCAAGGTGTTATTAATAACAGCAGAGAGTCTATGGATAATATTCTAGCTTATGCTGTTGATGGTAATAGTTTTAATATACCTTTGTTTGAAGGTGGTCTAGAGCATGATGCTGCTGCTATGGCTTTCAGTATGTTCAAGAAGATTGTGAATAAGCAGCAAATCAAAGGAGGTTCTGCTGTTCAAGTCTCTGCAATGGGTATTAAAGGCTATGAAGAAGATGGAGATTTAAAGTATGTTACAGATGGTAATGGAAATATTCTTTATGCAGAATGTGAGATTCCATTTGATATATCATATAAAGATAGTGAAGGTAATGAAGTACATCTTGATTTCAATGAGTATTGTAATTCTGATGGAACTCTTAAGATGATTGAATCTGAGGGTAAAAAGATTTCATTACTTGAACATAGATTTCCTGGTTCTACAAGTCTTCTAGCATATAGAATCCCAACTGAGAGAGACTATTCAATGCTTAATCTTAGAGTTAAGAGGTTTAGTCAAAAGACAGCAGGAGGTACTATTAAAGTACCAGCTCAAGGAACTACTATTGCAGGATTTGACTTTGATATTGATAAGCTCTACTTTATGAGAAGAGAGTATAAGGCATTAAAGAAACAATCTACAGATGAAGCTACTGATGCACTACTATCTGCTGTATTCTCAGATGATACTTCTAAGCTTATAGATTTTGAAGAGTATGACTTTAATAAGTCTCCGCTTGAAAATACTAGAGCTGCTAGAAATAATATGCTTATTAATCTTATTCAACAAAGATTGATGGACCCAGAGACTATGAAGCAAAGAACTACTCCTGGTGGCTTTGCTAATGCTTCTAAGTCTGCTAGAATCATGAGAGAGTTACTATATGGTAGTACTGAGGGTATTATAGATAATAATAAGAAGGTTAATTGGGAAATTCTTAATAATAGAGCTAAGGATAAATCCAGTGACCCAGAACCTAATTATGACCCTTCTGACCCTATGACTATGATTATCTATAATCAGCAAAATCAGGTAGCAAGTAAGCTTATTGGTATATTTGCTAATCAAAATACTAATCATGCTTTTGCTAGTCTTATGAAATCTTTCAAGATTTCTAAGCCTATTGAGTTTGCTGGTCATAGTTATGGTGATGGTAAGTTTAGTGACTTCCTTCATGCTCCTAATGGAGTTGATGTAGACTTGAATGTAGCTGAGTTTCTAGCTGCTTCTGTGGATGCTGTAAAAGACCCTGTTCTTAACTTTATGAATCTTAATACTATCACTGCTGATGCAGGTGCAGTTCTTGCTAGAATTGGTTATACTACTACTGAAATTGGTATGCTATTTAATCAGCCTATTATCAAGGAAGTATGTGAATATAGCTTTAATAATAGTGTAGGAATTGATACTGCTATTAGAGAGATAAGAGAAAAGTACAAGAATCAAGGTGCATCTGTTAGAAGTAGAAAGGAGCCTCTAAATCCTGAACATTTCTCTATGGATAAACTTGCTAAGAATATTTTGGATGATAGAGCTTTTAGAGAAAAAGATAGCAATGTTATGGATAACAATACATTTGCTACTGAACAACTCGAAATTCTTGATTTATTCAATGATATTTCGTATGTTGCCAGTGATGTGTCAAAGTTTGTAACATCAACAAAGTTTACTGCATCTAATGCAGTTGGCTCTACATTTGGTGACCTTTATGCTCAGCAGCTTAAAGTTCAAAAGTATCTTAGTGAAGTTGGTACTGATGCAAGTCATGTTGAGATGGAAGTAACAGACAATCTTGATTCTCCTATTATGAATGATGATAGTCTTACTACTATGAGTAATTCAGATTATCTTGATACTATGATGGGTAATCCATTTGCTTATGAGCAGGCTATGTTTGATGCTAATAGAAAGGCATTAGAGATTTTAAGTAGCTATTTTCCTTATAATAAGAAAGTTTATGTTAATGCTAGAAATACTCTAAACTCACTTGTTAATTATGGAAGTCTTGATGCAGATACTATAAACAGTATTCATAGTGATATGATGGTCTATTTGTTGAGTAATCAAGAAAGAAGTGAATTTAATGGTTCTCTTCCTAAGCAAACTCAGCATGGTTTAATGACTACAAGAGAGTATTATACTAAATGGTTTGCAAAAGATTTGCTTGACCACTTAGAGGCTAATCCCCAAATGAAGGATATGCCTATCTTTGCTTATATGATTCCTGAAGTTAAAGAAGTTAAGAATCCTGCTACTGGTGAAAGTACTGATGAAATTAGTGTTAATATCCAAGGTATTGGAGGATTAGCTCCTTATATGAAGGATGAAATTAGAGAAAGCTGGGCAGACTTAGCAAGAAATCCTGAGACTTCACAGATTGCTACTGACTTGTTCTTATATAACTTCTATAAGTTAGGTTTTAATTTTAGCCCTAAAGCTTTTATGAACCTTGCTCCTACTGAAGTTAAAGAGATGATTAAAGTATCAACTGCTGATGGTGATAGAAGCTATGTAGACTTTATGAATGAAATAATGGAAGATAAGTTTAACATCAATGCTGAAACATTTGCTAGACAGTATATGCTTAATCACTTAGATAATAAGAGGTTTGGTTTAAACGCTAAGAGTAAAACTGTTTTAAAAATATTAAATAAGAAATACTTGTCTTCTACTAATGTACAGGTTTCTTCATTTACTATAGATATTACTGACCCTACTATAGGTTCTGAAAATAGTAAATACTTCATTTTAAAAGAGAATAAGATGGCAAAGACACGACAATTTGTTCCTCTTATAAAGATATATAATAAAAGTGGAGATATTATAGCTACTTATATGGCAGACAGTTTTGATGAAACAAAGACTTCAGTAATGACATATCATAAGGTAGATAAACTTGGTACTAAGGGTCAGTCTCTTCAGTATTTTGGTGATAATATTTCTTCAAATATAGAAAAAGATACAAAAACACCAGAACATTTTGAAGATGGTTCTACAGCAAAAGGACTAGAAGAAAGAGAACCTGCTAAAGAAGGATTTGATAGAGAAGCTGTAATAAATGAAATAGCAGAAGAAATGAGTAAAGCTTATGAGAAAGCAGGTATTAGAGATGACCAAGGAGAACTTTATACAGCAAATGCTCTTAAAGCTGCTTTAAGTAAAGCTGAAGAAGCTGATTTAAAAGCTTCTGTAGAAGAGCTTAGACAAGCTTGTAGAGTAGATGGTGTTGTAGTTCTTGATAAAAAGGGTAAGCCAGTGAAATCATGTTAATATAAAGATATGAGTAATAGTTGTTCAATTATTGGTCATGTCAAAAACTCTAAAGGTGAAGTGGTTGAAAGTAGGTTATGGAATGACCTGCTTCACCACCTCTCTGATAGAGGTTTGACAAAGGAGTTTTACAGAGTTGGCACTGATAAAAACTTCCTAGACAAAGTTAGAGATAAAGCCAAATTTGATGAAAATGGTGAGATAACATTTAACTCACTAAGAAAACTTGCCGAGATAGATGTTAAGCAAGAGAAATTACTATCAACTCTAAATAAAGATATTGGTAGTGGACTAATGGAGTATAATGATGCCTTAGGAAAACTTACAAGTTTTAATAGAGATAGTCAATTTAATGATGAATATATGGCTACTATTAAGAAAGTAGGTAATCAGTATGAACTATCAGTAGTTCCTAAAACTAAGGCTAATCAGGCGGCTCTTGAGCAAGAAATTGCAAATAGGACTCTTAGAGACCGTCTAATGTATCATCTGAACAAAGCAGGAGTTTCTGTTGAGTTCTTTAATAATGATGATAAGGTAGATGGAAGATATAGTACTGTAAATGTAAAGAAAGCTGCTGATGGAATGTATAATCTTATTAGGGTTGCTCATGGAGAGCACATTACTCCTGTATTAGCAGAAGAGGCAGGTCACTTTGCAGTAGCATCTCTAGGTAATAGTCCCTTAGTGGAAAGACTTACTAACCTTCTTACTCCAGATGTACAAGAAAAGATATTTGGAGAAGAGTATAGTAGCAAAGTTATGGGTGCAAACAGTAAAAGAGAAACTGCTGGGCATCTTGTTGGTCAAGCTATAATGGATGAAGTAGATAAGACTACTCCTTGGGGAAGACTTGCTGATAGAGTTGTCAGTCTTGCAAAAAAAGTATTCTATTCATTCAAAGGTAATGATATTGCTAAAGCAACAATAGAAGCAGAGGATATTGCTAGGAGGATTGCAAGAGATTTTATGTCTGATAATCCACAAGGCAACATTGATAATGCTCTTGAAATAAGAGAAACCCTGTATAGTGCTAATAGTTCTCTTAATACAAAGGTATTTAGAACTGTTGTTAATAATTTAGCTCTAACAGCTGCTAAGCTTAAAGCCATAAGTAACGATGCTCTTACAGCCAAAGTAAGTGCCATATTAGGTGTAGCAGAGTCAGGAAGATTAACTACAATTAATGCTGCTTCTAATACTACTTTATCTGATAATATGGCACTTGATGGAATAGCAGAAGCTTTATCAATGATAAGTGATATGATAGGACAAGGTAAGGAAATTAATAATCTATTGGATTCTGTTGATTTTCTTAATACCGCAGATTTCTATAATAATATGTCAGATAATGGTAGGAAACTTAGACAAGTTCATACTTTTGTAAGTGCAAGTCTTAATCTACAAAGATTAGTTACTGAAGCTATGAAAATATTGCCAGGCAAAGAATCATTAACAGGAGATGTTGGCAATATACAGATTACAGACTCTGTTGGTAATATTCAAACAATAGATTTAACTAAGGTAGCAAGAGAACTTAATAATGCTAATGAGTACCTAGTATCAGAGTTAATGACAAAGGAAAAGCAATTTTTTCTTAAATTCTGTGAAAGTACTTTAGGCTCTAAATATGTATATAGAGCATCTAAAGTTATATGGAATATGAAATATCAAAAAAAGAATTCTGAAGGAAAAACAAGAAGAATATTTTTACAGAAAGGTGGAAGAGTAGACTTAAGCTCTGTACTGGAAAGTATGGAGAGTGACATTAATATGTTTGAAAGGTTCTTAGGTTCTATGTCTAATAACCCTGATATTATAGGTCAAATTGCAGATAAAGCTACTAAGATGGCTAATATGCAAGCTGATTATCTAACTAATCTTGCTTGGGATAAACTTAGAGTTCTAGAAAAGAGATTTAATGCTATTAAAGGAGTAAAGCAGTCAGACCTTTTTGAAAGGTTTGATGATGGAACTCTTACTGGAAATATAATTTCAGAATACCATTGGGGAGAATACGAGAGAGATTGGAAAGAATTTAAAGATGCTGAATTTGAAAATTTCAAGAAAAGTATTCCTAATATAGATGACCTTACAGAGTTTGAGAAAGCTCTAAGATGGGACACATATTTTAGACCTCTAGCTAAAGATTGGCATAAAGCAAATAGTGTATGGAGTAATGTTGATGGAAAATACATTCCTAATGACCAATATAAAAATTATGATTTTGATAGGTTAATGCAGTCTCATCAAGGGCTTAAAAGCTGGTATAATGACTTTATGGCTTTAAAATCTGACTTAGATGCTAGATTACCTGAAGGTAGTACATTGGCAGTAAGAATGCCTCAATTTAAAGGTACTTTTACTAATATTGTCAGAAATCAGAATAGTGGAATTAGTAAGGCAATAGGTAGTGCTCTAAGAAGTAAACTAAGAGATACCTTCTGTGAAAGTAGTGAAGATACTGATTTTGGTAGTGACCAAACATATAATTCTGAGGAGGAGGAAAGATTTGCTAATACTCTAGCCCATGAGAAGGAAAAGATACATAGGCTTCCTATTTATGGTGTGAATAAACTGCAAAATATGAATGAACTTTCTACAGATATATTTCATTCTACTTTAGCTTATGCTGGTATGGCTAATACCTATTTAGCAATGAATCGAGTTGTAGATACTCTTGAAGTTGGTAGGGAAGTTTTATCTGAAAGAAAAGTAGGAGGTGACAAGTCTGAAAAAGAAAGAACCAAGGAAGAAGGTACTTCTAGAGCATATAATAGATACTTGAAATTTCTAGATAAGCAAGTTTATGGTATCAGTTCTAGTAAAACTAAGATATTTAAGGGTATAATAGTTGAGAAAGTTATTTCTACTTTATCTAACTGTGCTTCTAAATATTTCTTGGGTGGTAATGTTGTAGGTGGTACTGTTAATACTATGACTGGTTTTAATGAGATATTCAAGGAAGCAATAGCAGCTGAGTATTTCAATCCGAAAGAGTTTGGTATGGCAAATAAACTATATTTTAGCAGCTTTGTAAAGAATTGGTGGAACGGTGGTAAAGAATTTAAAGAAGATAAAGTAAATCTTTTCATAAGACACTTTAATATATTAGGAGAAAGTAGGACTAAACAAAGAGATTGGCATACTGTTAATGCTAAGTCTAGAAGGCTATATAATATGTTTAGCGGAAGTATATTCTTCCCCTATAAGTCAGGAGACCACTATATGCAATCTATATCATACTTGGCAAGTGCATATAAAACTAAAGTATATGATGAAAGTGGTAGAAGAATATCCTTATGGGAAGCTTATCAAGTTGTAGATAATAAGGATACTCAAGATAATAAAGGTGGTAAAACACTGGCTCTTAATGGTACTTTTTATAAGAATAAAGAAGGGGCAAAAGAGCATAAGTTGATTACATCTATATTATCTCAATTGAAAAATTCAGCAAGTGCTGGACCATTTGGAGCAATAATACACCTTACTCAAGAACAGCAAGATTATCTTAATAAAAAAGGTTATAACTTAGCAAATACTGAAAATACTATACATTCATTGGAAGATGATGCTTATAACTTAACATGGAATATTGATGATGAATCAGCTTTCATGGATAAGTGTAGAGAAATTAACAATAGATTGCATGGTATCTATAATAATCAAGACAAGGTTGCTTTTCAACAGAATTGGTTTGGTAATGCTGTCTTAGCTATGAGAGGTTATGCTCTTGGTATGATTGAAAGAAGGTATGCACCTGGTCACTATAGTGTTGCCTTAGGACATGATGTAGAAGGCTCTCTTAATACTCTTGGTAAAGTTATTTGGAATGGTTTTACTGATAAAGGTGGCTTTATGATGACTATGAGAGCAATATGTCTACCTATGACAAAAAGAGCTAAACTTGATATGTATAGAGCAGGATTCTCTGAGAATCAGGTTGCTAATATGAGGAGAAACTTTGGTGATGCTTTATTAATCAGTCTACTAGTACTACTGAAAGCTCTAACAGCTAAGGGAGATGGTGATGATGACGATGATGATGAAGATAATCAGGTTGCAGGTATTCTTTATTACTTTGCAAATAGGTTAAATAGGGAACAACAAGCATATAATACTCCTATGGGATTATGGACTGAATCAACTACTATTACTGATTTAGTTCCTGTTGGTATGTCAGCACTTGTTGATATAACTAAAATGGGTATACAGTTTGGAGGTCTTCCATTTGCTGATGAAGATGACTCTTATTTCTATTATCAATCTTCTAAAGAAGATAGGTATGATGAAGGAGATGCAAAAGCTTATGTTCATTTTTGGAGAATGTTTCCATATATTAGAAGTATATATACATTACAACAACCTTATGAAGCAGCTAAATCATTTGATTATGGTCAGAATATGAGGGCAAGATAATAACTATAAAATAAAAAGGGTAGAGAGGTTAATCCTCCCTACCCTTTCTTTTTTTTTCAAAAGTTTTATAGTTCTAAACACTTTAGTTTATGTTCCATTTCTTCATCTTCAAGTGAAGACCAAGAAGTCTCATTAAAACCCTGCATTTCAATTCCTTCTCTTTGTTCCTGAGTTAAATTATTCCATTGATATTTCTCTGGTACAGGTGTAGACCTAGTTTCAATATCCATATTGAAATTATTGAATTCGGTAGAATCAACTCCAAACATGCCTCCTAAATAACTATCATTAAATGAAGTTCCTAAAATAGGGTCTATAGTTTCAGTTGAAGGCTCTGAAGGTATAGCTTCTGTTGGTTTAGCTTCATCATTAGTCTCTGCTTTGACAGTATTTTCAACCTCACTAAACATTGCTCTTTCTTCATCTGTCATTTTCTCCCAAACTATATGAGGTTCTGTATAATTTACTGCAATAATAGGTTGTAATTCAGGGTTTGCTCCTGTGTAATTTTTACCATCAATAAGTAATTGATTAGGTTTTTCAGGAGATACTGAATAATCTGCTGTTCCATTCTTCCAACCTAATGGAGCTGGATATTCAACACCAATAGGAATTAAGTTAAGTGACTTAACTTGTATTCCATATTTATTTTCTAAGAACTTCTTATACAATGACAGCTGCCTTGAATACTTCTCTTGTTTATGTTGATCTATACCACTTCTATTTGTCTTCATATCAAAGATAAAGAAGTTTCCATTTCCATCATAAGCAAGCAAGTCAAGTGTACCTGCAACATCTACTGTATGTATCTTACCATTTGAATCCAATACATCTAATGAGCCTGTAACTGTTACATCTCTTGGAACTACTGTAAGACCATTTGATATAAAGTTATTTCTAAGACCCATTAATTGTTCTTTGAACTTTTGTAGTGCTTCTTTTGTGGCATTTGGATAATTTTCAGCTAATTGCTCAGATGTCATATTATCTAGTTTTCCAGCAAAGAAGTCTCTAACAAATTCATCAAAGCCTGTACCTATATTAGTAGAAGGTACAACCCAAGGGCTATTAGGGTCAAATCTTTCTTCAGCTTTTTCATCAGCAGAAATTACAGAAGTAACTCTAGCATATTTCTTTCCTGTTCTTATATCAATGTATCCAGAGTTATCGTCAGCTAATTTTATATGCTTAGAATTATCTTCTATCTGAGCTGCTATACTAGCAGCTCTTTCTTTTGCATGATTAGTAGGAGTACTAGGCTTACCATCAAGAACTACACCAGTATCAGTAACTATGGCATTACCTGATTTTACCTGACCTTCTGCAATAGTAGGAGTAGTAACAGGCTGTTGAGGTTGTGCATTTACTGCATTAGCAGTTTCTGTAAATGCAGGAGTACCATCAGCTTTAAATGGATTTTGAACTGCAATACCTTGTATTCTATAATTAAAAGTTGTAGCAGCAGCTCCTAATATACCATCATCATATATGTCACTAATATTATTAGCAGCAACTTTATTTTCAGATGCCTGTACAGTATCAGAATATGGAACATTCCATTTAGCAAATGAGTCTTTATCATTAATCATTCTGACTTTTCCACTATCATCTAGTATCAAGTTTCTAATGAAGTCATCCTTAAAATCTTTAATATCCTGCTCTGTCATTCCACTATTAAATGTAGCTAATGGAATTACCTCGGAGGTATTAGCATTTACAAGACTTAAATCCATTATTCTATTTTTACCATCGACTTCAGATGTAGGAGTTATTCTATATTCCCATCCATCTTTTATAGGAACATTAATAAAGTTATCAATCTCTTTTTGAAGATTACTAGCCATAGTTTGTAAGGCTTTAGCAGTTTCTTCTGTAGGAATTATTTGACCATTAACTTCATCAAATACTAAATCATCTAGGGTAAAAGATTTAAGAAAATGTTCAAGCTCCTTTGATGCTCTTCTAGTTCTACTGTTAAAGTTAATAATATCTCCATCTATAGCTTCCTCTTCAAAGGTATTATCAGAATCTCTAGCAGTACTTTCATTAATAGGAAATGTAAATATTTCTATTTTATTAAATTTTCCCTGTAAGTTTGGCTGATAAAATGCTAGTGCTTTTCTATTATCTATAATTCTAGGTTTAACTCTCTTTAGAAAGTTTCTCTTTGCCTTCTGATATGCAGGATTTCTTCTTCTTTGCTTCTTATTTTGTGACTCTAGTGAATTTCTTTCATCTTGATATAAATCATTTATTGCAACATCAATAACACTATTTCTACCTCTATAATTTATATCTGCTGAATAAGCTTTTGGTTTTCCAAAAATTTTAGTTACAATAGGCTTACCATTAATAGATATTAATTGAGTTCCAGTATTGCTTTGAGCAGCATTTCTAATAGGAGCCATGTGTGTAGAACCTGCACTTCCTAAGTGATTAGTTGAAGCCATTACACTGATAGGTTGATACTTTTTATCTCCAATAACAACAGGACCATTCTTAGATTCTACCACTGCAATAATTGGCATAAATACTTCAGGATTATAGGCGTATCCATTGGATTCCATATATTGCTTTTCTATATTAGAAAATCCTTCATCTGTGATAAAGAATATATCTGGATTACTATCTAATATTCCATCTCTTAAAGCTTCTTCTATATTATACGTCTCATAGTATTTTATGATAGGATTATTAGGAAATCTTTGTCTAATGTTATCAATGTTTACACTAGCTATAAAGGATGAACTACTGTTTGCATTAGGAAACATATTATAGTTAGAGTTTAACTGCCTATTAGTATTATCTAACTGCTGTCTTTTTTTATCAAAAAGAGGTGACTTAGATTTCTTTTCATCTGTTACGGATTGTTCAGAAACTTTAGCTGCCTTAACCTTTGCAGCTATCTGTCTTAATAAATCAGCTCTTGGGTCTGTTCCATTTTCAGAGCTAGTATCTCTTGTATTAGCTGAAGATATAATAGCATCTACAAAGTCTTCTACATTTTCAAATGAATTTGTACTTAAACTTTCAATAAATTGTCTTACATCATCTTTTACAATAGAAGCTCCATTAGGTTGATTTTTAGCTATATTAAGAGCTATCTCTGCTGCTTTAGCAACATCTTCATTACTATTATCAGAAAAAGCTTGTATTATTGGATTTCTTTCTTCAGTACTAGTAGCATTATTAGTAGGCTGATTATCTGCTGTTTCAGTTTGTTCTGTTCCAGTAGGCATATCTTTATTACTAATTACTGAACCATTTTTATCAATATGACCACCTTCAGGAGTACTACTTCCTGCTATATCAAAGATACTCTTAGTCTTAGTTTCTGTTGCTCCCTTTTGTACTACTGGCTCTGGATTAGCAGTAGGAGCAGACTGTTCTGGTGTAGTAGGAGTTACTTCTATAGGAGCTTCATTAGCTTCTCTTTGAGCATTCTCCTTATTGTAAGTAGCCATTACATCATTAAAGTTCTGTATGGCTTCTCCAACACTTGTAAATGCTGTTTGTTCTGCTTCAGGTATAGTAGAATTAACTTCTTCCACATATTTTCTGAACTCAGATACACCATTTTCATCTACTGCTGACAGAGCATTTACTACAGCTTGATTATCATTAAAGTCAATTCCTTTATCAGATAAGTAAGTTATAGTATGAGCAAACATTTCTTTATCATTATCTGACATATCTTTATGATTATCAGAACTAGAAACTTGCTCTATAAGGTCTTGAAGCATTTGTCTCTCTTGACTATATCTTTCAAAGTTAGCATTATCTTTATCTCTGAAAGCTCTTGTAATTAATGATTGCTCTCTAAATGAACTTTCATTATACATTTTGTCCATTTCTCTAGCAAAAGTAGCATAATCTTGAATATTATTCATTGCTTGATACTTTTTCCTAGAGGCTATATCAGCAGCAGACTGTCTAGCATTATAGACATAGTTATTAAAACTATCTGGGTCACTTAATATAGCTTGATACTGAGCATTAAATGTATCAATAGAGTTCTTAATTCTTCCAGCATCTATTATCTTGTCAAGAAAGTTTTCATCCTGTGCAGTTCCTTGATTAACAAGATTATCTATTACAGCTTGTTGTTCTTCACTATAGAATGGCTTCTCTTCAGCTTTAATAGCATCAAGTTCTTTCTGAGCTTTAGATATTTCTACATCTAGCTTTTGTACTTGCTTATTATGCCCCTTCTTTACTCTACCATTATCCTTTATATACTTTGATTTCTGTTCATTAAGAGATTCTAGTCTAGCATTAAGTTCATCAACTCTTCTATTATATTCTTCTCTGCCACCATGAGTAGCTACATAAGTCTTTTGTTTACCCTTTCTAAGCATTATAGACCTAGATATAGGGTCAAGATTCATAATTTCTTCTTCACTAAGAACTTCAGAAGTACCTTCTTCAATATCATTAATTGCATCAAGTCTTTTAAGTTCCTTCTCAAGTGACTTACTTTTAGCTTTTTTATTTTTCAGAATCTTTCTTTCATTATCAGTAAGATTCTTTCTACTAGTAATATTCTTAATATCCTCTTTGATAGAATCAAGACTTTTTTGAATTTCAGCCTGTCTCTTTTTAGCTTCTGCAATAGAGTTATAATCAGCTAAGATTTCTTTCTGTTTTGCATTTAATGTAGAACTATGCTCTACTGAATTTCCTATTTGAATATTGGCAAGCTCTTCTTTTAGCTTTTGTTCTCTCTGATGCCAATCTTTAAGCATCATTTGACCATATATAAGAGATTGTTTAGTATCTTCATCAACATTACCAAGTAATTTATCTACTCTATCTGATTCTTGTTGAATATTATCAAGAGTGGATAACATCTTATTTGCATTTGATTTTAAGGTTTTAAGAATTTCTTCATCACTTTGTTTTTCATCAGAGGTATTAATATTATCTCTCATTGCAGATATATATTTTTCTGCTAGTTCTGAACCTTCTTCTAGATTTGCAATTTCTATAAGCTGGTTAAGGTAAGTGTCATAATACTGAGTACCTTGAAGCTTTTGTAACATAAAAGCATCACTAATAGTCTTACCTAAGGCACTATTTCTATAGCCAAATTCATCACTGCCAAGACCTGCATCACCCATAGCTTTAGCCCAGTTGAAGGTTCCAACTAGACCATCAAATTTACTCTTATTGTCAGGGTCTCTAAGCCATTCTTGTAATGCTGAAGCAGCTTCCTCAGCTTGATGCTGTTGAATTTGGTTCTCTCTATGAGCTTGGAATAAACCACTTCTCCAAGGAGTAATTCTTCTAAGTCTTTCCCAGTTAGATTCTAATTCACCTCTTTCATTAAGACCTCTACCAAAATAAGTAGTTTCTGCTTTACCATCAACTATTCTACCTGTTCTAGTTCTATGACCTAATGAAGGAGTTCCCATTATAGAAGATATAGCTCCATATATACCAGATTTAATAGTTTCTTTATCAGTAACAGAACCTGTAAATGCTGTCCAAGCAGCTCCCCAATCACTTGAGAAATTATCTCCTACTGCTGCACTACCATCACCTTTATATTTATTGTCAATAAATTGGTGTATATTGTTTTCTGCACCTCCTCTCATAGTAGCATCAGAAATACTCTGCATATACTCTTCACCAAATTCACCAAGAGGTTCCTTAATTAGATTCCAAGCTTTCTTACCCATACCAAATTTAGGAGTTACAGTTGTTGTAGCTCCACTACCTGTAATAGTAAAGTTAGGTCTAGGTTGTGCCCAACCAAATAATTTAGACTTAGATAATGCATTTCTAACTGAAGGAGCTTGTAATCCAGCTTTTAAAGTACTATTAATCATACCATTAATAGCTGAATTTACATAGAAGTTATTTATTCCTGCTTTTGTTGCAGCATATTCAACTTGCCTTAAAGACTCCTCATATTTAGGAGAATATTCATCCCATACTTGCTGATAAATTTGATTAATATCATATAATTTACCAGTCTTCTTATCTTTGTATTTAACTACTTGTCTAGTATTATCAGCACCATCTTTTATCATTACTTGGTCATATTGCTCAAGTCTTCTATTAACTTCAGCTCCTACCTCTTGTTGATGCATCTGTTGTACAGCCCTTATACCATCCTCTTCTGCTTGTTGTTTAGTATTAAGACCTTCAGAGAGACCTTCCATAGTACCTACCATACCTGGTATAATAAACTTGTTAGTAAAGTTCTCTGCTTTCTGCAATTTAATGAGAGTACCTGTTAAGGCTTCTCCTGTTTTAATTGCTTTAGTTGCTGTGCCTAAACCTTTAAATAACATAGAAGCAAGCTTAGCTTCTCCTGCCCCTACAAACATTGATGCAAGAGTAAAACCGCCTGACTGTAATGCTACCCAAGGACTAGCTGAACTTAGTAAACTTTCTTGTTGGTCTCTAGTCTCAGCAATTTGTAAAGCTGACAATCCTGTTTCTTTCTGCTTTGCTATGTTCTTAGGAAGTATAGCTCCATATTGAACTATATCATTACCATATCTAGTCCATTCATTATCTATTACAGAGTTCATAAAGTTATCCCAACCATCAAGGTCTGGATTATCTTCATAAGCTCCATCAAAATAATCTATAGCACCTTTCACTGAACCTACTAAACCAACTATAGCACCAGCAGCAGAAGCTCCTAATCCTCTAAAACCATTCCATGCTTGCTCATACCAAGGTTGATTCTTAGCTACATTATCCTGTATTGTGCCATTAAGATAATTATTAGCTTGCTCTGTGCCATAAGCATCATTTATAGCTTGATACTGTGCCGCTATCTCTGCCCAATCTTTATCATCAAAACTGATTTTATCAGAGTTTTTAAATTCTTTATACCAATTAGATACTTTACTAGCTAAGTTTCTAATATCTAAGGATGCCTTACTATTTCCACCCCAACCAATATGTAATTTATCTTGATATTCTTTTAAGAATTTATTGTAAGATAATTCCCTTTGAGCAAGATTAGATGCCATATTCTGTGCCATCACTGTCTTAGGGTCAATATAGCTACTATCAATATTTACATTGAAATTATATGATGGAGCAGTAGCAGTACCTCCACTTATTTGGTTAAGATACTGCTTATCTGAGGTACTTCTATCAGAAGCTTTTAGTCCTCTTAGACTACTATTATCAAAATTTAATACTGGCATATTTTATTTATATTCATTGTTTTGAAATATTATATAACTATCCTTTGGATTATCTCTACCAAATAGTTCCGAAGATTTTCCAGGTACCTTATATATCACATAAGGTTGACCAGGTTGCACGCCTGCATCTATTGCAGCTTGTGAAATACTGGCTTGTACATCAGGGGGGAGATTTGCAAATGCTGCATCAGGCATATATTCAAGATTCTTTGTTGGATACTTTATATTACCCCAAGAGCCTACAGCTTCACTTTCTGTACTTCCAAATAGTGCTCTTTTTCCTCCTATAGTCTTGTAGCCTTTGGAGGTATTATTGGCATCTGCCAATATAGGTGCTCCTGTTTTTTCTGATATAGCAAGTCTTCTATTATCTCCCATACCTAAATCATTTCCTTCCTTACCCCATTGGTAGCTTCCTTTATGTGGGATAACTGCCATTACAGGAGTAAGTCCTTGAGCTTTTATTTTATCTAAGTCAGTTGCTGATGATAGGGTTTTAGGAGTAGCTCCTGCAACGTTTAATTTTGTATCAGAATCATCTTTTCCGTTTTTATAACTTTGAGTTCCTACCTTTGAAACATTTCCATTTTGTCCTTGTATTATTTCACCATTTTTATTAACTATCATTCCAATCTTAGGGTCGTAATAACTACCTGTATACTCTCCATTAGTACCAACTATTGCTCTAGGTGCAGTTTGTTCTCTTTGAAATTTTTGTGTAGCTTCTCTTTCACTCTTTTGGAACTCTTGAGCTGCTTTCTGTCTAGCCATAGCATGAGCATTACTTAGGTTTTCCTGTGCTCTCCAGTTATTAACTAACTGAGCTTCATCCTGACCTACAGCATTCCATAATCCCTGTCTTGCATAATTATATGCTTGTTCTATGGTTGACTTACTTCCCCAATCCTTTACTCCTGTAGCATCCATAGTAGACTCTACTAAATTAGTTAATACAGGAGAAGCATCTGGATTATTCATGATAGCTGCAAGAACTGCTTGACTACTGAAACCTCTTTGTTTAACATACTCATAATAGTCACCTCCTACAAGCTTTCTCATCTTTTCAGGGTTATCTCTAAACTGCTTAGCTAGAGCAGAAGCACCTGCTGCTACTTGTGCAGTTAATGTAGCTCCACTTATTCCCTTTCCATAGTCAGCAGAAGGATTATGAATAAATTCATCTAAACTCATATCTGATGCTCTTCTTTGCCATAACCTTGTTGGGTCTTGAGCATCTATTCTTCTTTGTTCATCAGCTAATTCTTTTCTTCTATTAGCAGCATTTTCTATAGGCTTAATATCACTAGCATATCTTCTTTTCATAGCAAGGAGTTGATTCCTATTTTGAAGAGTCATTCCCTTACTAAAATTTTCTGTAGCAGTTTGTAAATCTGTAGCATATTTATTAAACATAGCATAAGCTTCTGGGCTTTTAGTTTGGTTTGCTATATCCCTCCATTGTTCTGTTTGTGCAGCTAATGAATTATAATCTTCTTCTGCTTTATCATAAGCCTCTTTATATATTAACATAGGCTTAAGAAGTTCATCAAAAGAGAAAGGTCTAAACTTACTTGTAATTCTTATATTCATAATTATCTTCTTCTTTTATTTTTTCTTCTACTGCCTGGTGTAGCTATCTCTTCTGCTAAGGGGTGTCCTGCTGACAATCCTCCTAATGCTCCAGATTCAGCTAATCTTCTTATTATATTCATTGATTTATTTTCATATCCTATATCTCCCAATGCTGATAAGAATTCAGATATATTAGCAGCTCTATTAGCTTCAGCAGCATCTTTAATACCTTGTCTCATTTGGGCAGCAGTAGTTAAACCTGTAAGCCTTCTACTTAAAGCATTAGCATAAGCTCCTTGATTAGCTGTATCAGCTTGTAAAGCACCTTGTGAATTATATTGATTAGTAGCTCTATTAAATTCCTCTACTTGTGCTCTTCTAGCAAAGTTTTCTTTATCTGCTGCTATCTTAGCTTCTCCTAATCTACCTATAGTATTATAATCAGAAGCTAATAGTCCAGCTATTGCTGCTCCAGTATTTCCAGCACTTTGATTAGCTATAGCTCTTCTTGAAGCTGCTGCATCAGCATCCATTCTATTAAGAAGATAATCAGTATCAAAAGGTCTGTACTTTAAATAATTTCCTAATCTTTCAAATCCTACAGGTTTATAATCAGCTCTACTAGCAGCTTCAATTCTAGCTGCATTTTCATACTCAGGGTTATTAGTAATACCTAAAGCATCTGATATTACAGCTGCACCTAAGCCTATAGCAGGAGCATATCTAAGAGCTTCATTAGACCTTCCTAAGTATAAAGGAGGTTCTTCTTTTCCTGCATTTTTAATTAAGTCAGGAGTTTTTATTCTATCATTTAAATTATTAGGAAATAGACCATTAGGCATTAAACTGTTTGCTTTTCCTCTTTTATACTGTGCAAACATATCTCCTACATGCATTATACCAGTATTTTTATCTACTGCCAGTTTTTTAGCAGTATTAAATAAATTATCTGAGATAACCCAATCATCTATAGTATTTCTATTTTCATACCATTCAGGAGAAGTATCTATAAAGTTTTGAATTGCTGCATATCTAGGAGATTTTTTCTGTTCTTCAGTTGCATTATCATAGAAGTTAAATTGGTCCTTCAAATGCTTTTTGAACATATCTACATTATACACATTATTAATAAAATCTGTATACTCTTTATTATATTCTCCTTTATCATTCATCCAAAATGGTTTATCATAACCATAATAATTAGGTACTCCTTTATAAGGGTTTATAGCTGTAGGCATCCATTTATTTCCACCATCATCAAATCTATTAATCTTTCCACCATAAGCAGATTTATTTTTATTTATTTTAATAGATTCATTAGCTCTCTCTGCTTCTTGTACATTTGCTAAATCAGCTAACACTTCCATTGAAGTATCTCTACTAATAGAGTCATTTGGTCTTTCTTCATAACTTTTAGTAAGATATTTAACTGCATCAGCAAATGTCATATTATCTCTTAATTTATATTTCTTTCTCACAGCTTTAGGTACTTGTAGTCTATTACTATAGACATAATCATTAAATATTACTTCTCCTTGTTCAACTAAGTTAGGAGTTCCTTCAGAATCTGCTCCCATAGGTACTCCTTCATAAGGATTATTTTCATGGGTATCTCCATTATCAATATAAGTTAAACCTGTCATAAAATCTGAACCATTAGTATTCAGATGTCCTCCAAAAGAGAATTTCATAGGAAATGACTCTAGTCCTTTTAATTTATAAGGTCCTGTTGTGTGCTGATATGAATCTTTTTTTGTTAATTTGCTTCTACTCTTAGAACTTCCTACAAATCTATTATTTAGTTCTCTCACAGGATTATTTTCTTTCTTAGTATTATATATCTTTTCACCATACTTAAACACATCTTCCTTATTGTTATAAGCTTTATCAAAAGCTTCATTAAAGGTCAAATTAGAGTAATCATTAACATTAAAGCTAGATTCAGCACCTCCTCCTATAGATTTTCCTCCTCCAAATTTTCCTCCTATTGGATGTAATAGTCTGTTACCTACATATTTTTCATCTTTAAAAGTAGCTCCAGGCATATTATATAAAAATGGAGTATACCAAGGAGTCTCATCCTCTAGTTCTCCTCCTAAAGCATGTTTCCAATGAGAAGCATTCTGAGCAAAAATTGCTCTTTTCCTAGTTAAAGGATTTTTACTATGTGTTAATTCTTCTGTAGTTTTACCAGTTCTTTTCTTAGTAGCATTAAACTTTCCTCTATTTGCTGGATTAATATGTATACTTCCACCATCAGAGTACTTATTTATAAAACCACCTAATGCTGCATAATTAGATTCTAAGGAGTCTAAAATACCTGTACTAATATTATCAGCATTTAGTTCTAGAGTATCTATAGCATAATCATTAGCATCTCTCATTTCAGCTCTTAATTTTCTTGCTTTTCTAGCGGCTTTATTTGAGAACCAACCATCTTTACCTATATAACTATCAGAGAAATTAGCATCACCTAGTGTTAAATTATTTACCATATTAGTTAAGGTGTCTGCACTATTAGCATCAGCTCGCAATCCTCTTAAATTGTTTATAGTATTTTCTGTTTTAGCTATATTCTCTTTATTCCATTTAGTACCAAATGCTGCATTAGTTATACCTCCTAATACCTGTAATCCTGCACCTGCTACAGCTCCCCAAGGACCTGGAATAGCACTTGCTATATTAGAAGCAGATGATATTAAATTACCCGCACCTGTCTGTTTTCCTCCTCCTATCATATTACCTGCAATACCTCCTATTGCAGTAATAGGAGCATTTAGTTTACCTTCTTGAAAACCTTCTTTAAATTGATTTCCAAAGTTTCCAAGTAATCCTCCTGGAGCATAGTAATTATTTCTATAACTTAATAATTTGTTATATCTTTTATTACCTATTTTATTAGTCATAACTTATTAAATTTATTTGCAAAGATAACTAAAATAAATGATTAAACAAAGTTTATAAATACAAAAATAATAGGGACATAAGATTTCTCTTACATCCCTATTAAATTAAATTGAATATATTGAAGATATATTATATAACATAAAATTAAAGTTAGTATCAGGTCTAGTATTATCTGTAGGTATTTCATTAAATCCTAACTCTATTGCAGTCCAACTATCTCTTAATCTTTGCATCTTATTTACTCTAGGTAATTGAGCTTTCCATGTTCTAAACTTCTTTTGTACAGAAGCATCATCAAAGAAAGTGTTCTTAATAGAGCTAGTAAGTTTCTTTACTCCTGTATCTTGATAGTCATTATAAGCTCTTATCCAATCAAATGTACTTTTAGAGGTATCTACATCTCCCCTATCTATAAAAGCTTTATATTCTATAGTATCAAATATCTTTGTTATTGTTGGATTATCATTACTAATAAATGTAAATTTAGGAAGCTTATTATAACCAAAGAAATAATTAGGGTTTCCCTTATTATTACTATAAATACTTATAGGAGATTGATATGCTATATACTTTTCAATATTTCTAGTACTAATAGAAATAAAATCATTTTCTACATTATCCATAACAACATTACTATAACTCATTCTTGATGTAAAGTTTCCTAATTTTTCAGAGTAACATAGAGAATTTTCATTTATAGTCTTGTCTTCTATTAAGTTTATATATAGTTCATTATTTATATTATCATAACTTAATATTTTAGAACCTATTTCAGGAAATTTTACATTATCATTATGTTCTCTGAACCACCAAGAACATCCAGCAGTTTCTCCTATATTAGATAAAGAACCATTAAATAACCAAAATGAAGAAGTATTATTATCAATAAAGTATATTCCTTGAGGAGTCTCTTTAGTATGAAGTCTATCTTGACAACCTATTTTATTACTAATTATTTGAGTACCTTGCATTTTCTGTGAGTTACCTAGTTCAATAGGCACTCCATCAGAAGCAGATATTTGAACTCTATCATTATATAGTAATCTTATTGTAGCATGTTCTTGGAAAGCTATTAATAGCTCATTAAATTTATTTATAGAAGTTACATTACCACAATCTCCATTCAGGTCTATACTATTAGCTAGTGTAATATGAGTCCATTCATCTATATCAGTTAATGCTGAATGAGGAGATGTCCATATTACTTGCAGTGGATATTTATTACTTCTATATGTAAAATCATCTAATATTCTATAATTAAATATATTATCTTCTTGACTATACGAATCATTCATTAAATTAAAATTAATAGGTGATACATGCAAATTATCTTGTTTTAATCTGTTTCTATCATATCTACCATCTAAATTAATGTAGGATTCACACATAAAAGATAGTATTTCTATAATATTATTTTCATTATCTTTATTATATGGATAAGTTTTTAAGCAATCATATCTTTGATAATATGTATCACCTCTATCATATATAAGTTCATCTGCATCAAGAGACACAGGTTCACCTCCTGGAATCCAAAGATTATTAAGAACTGCATCATCAGAATCTCCATTAAAAAGATTAACTGGAACACTTCTTTCTAGATTAGCTAAAAATAAAGAACCATCTATTATATTTGAAATATTAGAGGATATTTTATCTTGATATATTCTACTAGTTGCATCATAGAAATTATTATGGACATTTTCACTTCCTCCACTTCCTCCACCTGTATCAATAGTGCCAGCAAATAATAATAATTTCGTATTATTAACATTTGTTACTTTTAAGTATTTATTTTTAAAAGAACCTATTATTGTTGGATATGTATCAGGTACTATATATCTATTATTTATATTAGGTGTTACAGATTGCCATCCTAATTGTCTAACTAATCTATAATAAGTAATTTCATCAGCTATTGAACCTTTTGTTGCTGAGGGAATTGCAATTAATGCAGTATTAGGAATAGAAATATTATTTTTGTGTATTAAATTCTGACAGGCTATGTCAATATTATTATCATTTATTCCTCCAAGTTTTAAAACCTCATCTCTAATTTTTATCCAAGGAATTAGTAAATCTAAAGTAACATCTGTTATTATAATTTTAGCACTTGGAGCTTTTTGTGCTTCACTAACAGTATTTACATTAGGTCTTATCCAATATGGAGTTGTGTGAGCAGAGCTTTGATAAGGAGTATTTATGCCTGCTACAAACTCTTTATTATCTATTACACTAGTTACTAATCCAGGTAAAACTACAGGGTTTTCTTTTATGTAATTGGTAGAAAATACTAGATGAGGAGATGATTTATATGAAATTCTTGTACCTGCGTTATAAAAAGCATATTTATTATCAACACCAGTTGGAATTTTTATATCTTTTTTTTCTGACTCAAAATCATCTATTGGTTTTATAAATTTCTTTTGTCCTTTTACTATCTTTACAGTATCAACATTCCCATAATAATTAATATCATCTAAATTAGAATTACCAGGAGTATTTAATTTTACAAGAGATATATCGTCACTATTAAATAATGATACTTTTGTAATACCTGCTGGATATTTATAGGGAGTATTGAAATAATAATTATTATAGCTAAATAATAGATTAGATATAGTTTTTGACTTTAAAACAGAACTTCTACTTTTTCCCTCTTCCTTTGCTATATCATTATTTATTGAACCTCCTACTTGCCAAGGATATATAAACCATCTATAAGATTCAGAATTTTCTACTATTGATGAATCATTCTTTAAAACAGGACTTTGATATAAAGCTTCATTATATAACCTGTCACCTGTAGGAATAATTTTCATAAAACCTTGAGAATTACTATTTCCAAATGTAGGTGGTGGAGTTAAAGTATCAACATTAATATCAGATAAATATTTTATATCATATATTAATCCTATAATACTTATATCTACAAATTCTTGTTCTATAGATGATGTGATTTCTTCAAATTCTAACTCTGGAGAGTTTAAAGTTAAAATAGACTGGTCTACCATATATTCAATAGATTTACTTTTTAAAGTACGTCTATTCAATTTATTCAATAATAAATTACCTTCTCCTTGCACTTCTTCATTTAAATAGTTATCAGAAGAGTCTGTATCAGAGAAAGCATGTTCATATAGTGTATAATTTAATGGTTGATAAGGTCTAGATGCTATCTTTCTTAGAGAGCTACTTGTAACTGGAGTAGTATAACTATCTAATGATGAAGAACTTAAAGGTCTAAAAAACCAAGAAGCCTGTGCAAAAGGAGCATTATTATATCTATCATGTATTTCAAAAACAGTAGGATTTATAACTCCTTGTGTAATTATTATTCTTTCATGTGGTTTGGGTAATACTACAACTCCTCTAATTTTTTTAAATTCAGAATTTTTAGCAATAGTAATTATTCTTTCTAGTACATCATTTTTTAAATTCAATTTTAAAGAATTTAATTCTATGTTACCATTGTCATTAACTCTGTTATTATTACTAGATATTTGAATATCCTTTAAAAATATAGGCTCTGACCATTTTCCTGTTTTATATTGAAATTGTATTCCTAATCTATAATAATTATCTTTTCTAAAAGAAGTTATGCTTTTACATGTATTTAATTCAAATTGCTTATTTGGTTTAATATTATTGTCTATATTCAGAGTTCTTCCAAACTCTGTAATGGAAATATTATTTTTATTTTGTTTTATTAAGTCTTTAATTTGTGTTGAAATATAAGGCTTTTTTAATTCAATATTTCCTAAAAATAAGGTATTGTCTTTTTCACAAAAACATTCTGCAATTATTTCTTCACCTCCTATGAATAGAAGTTTACTTGGGTCTTCTGTATAACCAGTAGTTCCAGTATCTGTAAAAACAACTTCTTTCTCATTTATTTCACTATTTATATCCTTTTGTAATAAAATATCTTGTACTACTTTAAGTTGAGGTGTAGTATTTTGTGATGTTCTATGTATAGAATACACTCTGAGATAATCAAATTTAGTTTCAGTATTCTTTATAGATATTATAAAAGCATTATTAACTGTTTCTTCAGGATTACCTCCTCTATTGTAGGGAGAAATATATAGTAATGGTGTAGTATAGAATATATTACTTTCTTGTCCATACTTATTATAATAAGTAAAAGCATATTGTATAGTACCTGGAGAAAAGTTTCCTCCTTCTACTTTCTCTACATCTATCTTTTCTTTAAGTAATAATCTAGGAACAAAATCAAAGTTTCCTTCTGGATATAATTCTTTATAGTCTGTAATAGTACTAAGGTCTTTATTATATAATTTATCAGCAACTATATTAATAAATCTTGGTTGATTATATCCATCTGTCCAATATACTTTCTGTACTAAAGGACTCTCATAATTACCTAAAGTCTGAATTAAATGTTTTTTCTTAAAATTTAAAGCTCCTTCAAATAATACTTCTGAAATATAATTATCACCTTCTTTAGTTATTCTAATAATATAATCTTTTCCTGTGTATAAGGAATAATCATCCACACCATCTTCTGTAGTAGTAAATAATATTAGATATTTACCCAAAATACAATGTCCTAGATAATATTTACCTTTAATATTTAGTTCCAATCTTAAAGGTCCTCTTTCATTGGTCATTGTTAAAAAGCTATTATTATCTTTTTTAGTAAATCTAATATTTAAAGCATCCCATAAGAATGATGTATCTTGATGAATAGGGTGTGTATCTCTTTTTATGCCTTTAAATACATGATTATCTTTCTGCATCATAATTAATTATATCTTAAACCTTCTCTGACATTACTAGCTTTAAATGCACTATCTCCAAGATTAGTTCTTGGAACTAGAGTATTTATCATATTAGTAAAGCTTCTCATCTCATCAATAGAAGGCATTATTAAACTAGATTGAGCTTGTCCTACAGCCCAAGCATATTCCTGTTGTATGTTATTATAGATAGTGTTTGGTAATTTACCTTGGTCAAATAATATAGTAAACTTTATTTTCTTAATATATAATTCAAGTGCTCTAATGAAAGCTTCATTATTTACTATCATTGGGTACCCTTCATCATCTATAGGAATTGCTTTATAAGATATTTCTATCTCATCTTCTTTGTTAGATGTGAATATTACAGTTCCTTGTATTTTATAAGTTTTTCTATCTGTTTTATCTTCTGCATAATGGAATGTATCAGTACTTGATATATACATATCATGTGATTTCTTACTTCTTACTTGATTAATGCTTATAAAATCACAAGGTAATAAAGCTCTATGGTCTTTCACTTCAAGAGTTTCTACCTTCTCTATAAATATCTTAGGAGAGCCTACTAGTTGCATAAATCTTACAGTATAAGCAACAACTCTCTCCATAGTTAAATCTTGTAGCATAGGATGGTCTAACAGATTATCAAGTATAACTCTTATTGATATAAATTCATTCATCTTCTAATATTGTTTAATAAGTTATATACTTTAAGGAAATTATCAGCAGGATTGACTTCTACAGGTCTATCCATTATTTCAGGTATTCCTGTATATTCTTCAGTTAAATTATCTATAATTGAAGGGTCTGGAGTATATTCTATTTGTGGAATGATAGGAGGTTTATAATCATATATAGAGGGGAGACTCTGTATTAAATTCTGTGTAACTAAATTATCTCTTAAAGGAGATTGATAGTTTCCTCCAAACATAGACCTTTCTACATTTCTTCTTTTAGCTAAACCTCTAAGCTGAGAATCTTTACTAGCCCACATAGACTTTTGAACATCTTGAATAGTGGCTTCACCATTAAGGTACTTAGTTAATACAGGTTTAACTCTTTGCCTAAATCTTCCTGCTCCTACATTATAACTATAGCTATATAAACCATCAAGCTGTGACTGAGAAAGTTTAGAAGTAGCTCCTTTTGGTAATGAATAATTAAAATCTCTTGCTTCATCTTCAAAAGACCTATTCACTTTCATTGTAGAACCTTCCCAATCAGCTATCTGCTTTTTAATTCTAGATGAAGGTTTATATCCTCCTCCTGCATATTTATTATAACTATTCTTTATATCTTCTAAATCATAAAGACCATTTTTAACACCTATGTTTATAAGAGCTGCTTTCTCTTGTATACTTAAGTCTTTCCACATAACATAAAAGCATCTAATTTTCCTTCTTTCAATTGTTTCTTCAATGCTATTTTAGCATCTCTATTCATCTCAAAAGAATAAAAGGATTTGTTATTATACATTGCTTTACTTTTATCATAAAGCACTTTAAATATCTCTCTTTCTTCTGCTCTTATTAATGTTCTGTTATTATAGGCATTTTTATCTTCAGACCACAAATGAAGAGTAGCATCCCAATCAATAGGGAGATTAGTTTGTATTTTACCATTACTTAAAACTATTTTAGCTGAATATTTTCTTAAAGTTATTTCTCCCATTCTTTCAGGTAGTTTTATAGAACCTGTATGTAAGAAGTTGTTTAATAATTCCTTATTTACAGTTCTAATGATAGAATAGAAATCATGTTCAGATATAAAGCCAATATCTAACCATTTATTCTTTCTTAGCCATTTATAGCAATCATATACTCCTAAAGAATTATTTATTTTATGCTTTCTGCCACTATTAACTTTAAGTATATTTTTTCTAAAATCATCCATTAATTTTCTATTTGTTTTTGAAGATTAGACTTTGCATTATTTCTAATAAACTGCATTAGAGAAGCCAAGTCATCTTGAGCATTATTAATATTATCCGCAGGTTTATATAAACCTATTGATAGTATTTTTACTACCATTTCTATTAAAGATGTCTGTAAAGTTTCTTCTAATGGATATTCTCTATCAAGATAATTACAGTCTAAATCTTCTGTGTTACATCTTAATTTTTCTGCTTCAATAGTATCATTGAATACTCCTTTAATTATCACTTTATTTAACTCTAAATAATTAGGATTATTAGATTTAATATATAAGTAATTATTAAACTCTGTTGAATATATTATATTGTTTAACCATTTATTATATCCAACATATTTAAATCTATCAGGAGTTACATAAGTAATTTCATTATTAACAAAGGGACTTACAGTATAAACTATAGGACTAGTTATTATTGTAGAAGGCAGTTTATCTTTACTAACAAGGACTTTACCACTACATAGAATATTATCCACTAATAGTTTACTTTCTAATTCCACACAAATTGTTTGTGTATTAGAGTCTTCTATTTTACTGTTATTTTTCTTATACTTCTGTTCTAATATAACAGCTCTAACTTTATCCAGCAAGAACAGAATATGCTCATTAGTATAGTAAGAATCATCACTTTTAAGCTTTAATAAATCCTTACTCATATATATTAATTCTCTATATGTGCTCATAATAAAAAATCTTCTTATGCAAAGGTATTAAAAATCATACAATTACACAAGAAGATTACTATAAATATTGGGGTTATGTTAATTACTTAGTAAATATACAATAGGAACAATTCAATGTATCTTTAATTCTATTGAACAATGCAATATCTTCAGAAGTATTAAATTCCTTTAAAGGTTCTTTACTACAGTCATCTATTAAAGATGCAATAAGTAAAGCTACTATACTACTTTCTTCTACATATCCTACTGTCTTTAAAGTATCTAAATATTGAATTATAGAGGATGTTAAGTCATACATGGGCATTTACTTTTGATTGTTATTGTATTATTTGTAAAATAATCTTTGTATAACTTGGCTGCTTTGTCTAATTGTTTATTCTCTAAAGCTATATCTAAAGCTTTATATTTTAGATATTTAGTAGCTAATTCATTAGGGAATTTACAATCTCTTATATTATTTAAAGCACATATAAAAGAATCATATATAGGTTTTCTATTAAGTGTATATCCTATATACTCATATGCTTTATCTTCACCACATGGAGTAGATATAGGCACTGTAGAAGGTTCTACGAAGAAAAATAAAGGAGTTCCTTTAACACTCAAATTAATATCTTCTGTGTTTAGAACTATCTCTTTTTTATTACCTTCTACAGCTATAGAAATAGCCTTTGCACTGGGACCAGTACTAGATACAGTATCTATAGTGTCTATTAATACTCTCTTTATATAAACATTAGATAGATAAGGCTTATCTTCAACTTTTATTGTGACAGAAATCTTATCATTAATATAATCTGTAATTATTTGAGATTCAAACATACTTATAAAAAATAAAAAAAGGAGAGGTGTTACCTCTCCTTATGGTTAATTTAATTCTGTACCTACTTGTGCCTTCTTAACAGTAACTCCTACTGCTGTAGATATAGCAGTAATCCATGTTTTGAATGTAGCTATAGCATCATGTGGGAATACTATTGTAAGAAGCTTTTCACTTCTTTGAACACCTACACCTTCATCAGAGAAGTAATAATGAATATCCAGTGTATCATATTCTTTAGAAACATCAAGCATATATTGAGTATGAATATTGTTAGGATAATTCATACCTCTGTATTGGTCACCTCTCTCACCCATGCAGAACCACTCAAGGTCAGCAAGATTCTTACTATTTGTTATATAGTCTTTAGTAACATCTGTAGTATCTGTAACAGTACCCCAAATTACTTCATCACCATTAAGTGTAATAGTAGTAGGAATTACATCAAAATATACAGGTACTTGCTTCATAGTGCCAAGATGCCAAGGCTGCTCTACTTCTACAATTCTAAGATAATCAATATCATCAACTACGTTAGCACTTGTAGACTCATAGAAGAAGTTCTCAGTTTTATCAGCTTCTGCTGTGCTAATAACAGCATTAGGAAGAACTTCTTTGAAACCTCTTGCATCAAAACCACCATTACTTGCAGTAGCTTTTGAGTGCACCTCAATTTTAATAACCTTAGTAAGCTCTCTACTGAAGTTCTTAGCAAGAGAAAGAGCTAAAGTCTTATAGAACATATCAGCTGTCATACCTTCAACAGCATGAACTGCACCATACTTTAAATAAATGTTAGTATCAGAATTACCTCTGAACTGTCTAAAAGAAACTCTAAGAATGTAGTCTTGACCTGATACAGGTACTCCATTATTAGCTGTTAAAGCTACTTTATAACTCTTCTTAGCTTTTCTCAACTTTTGACCAGAAGTAAGAGTCATACTTACTATTTTATCCTTATCAATAAGGTCACTTCTGAGTACCTCATTTAAACCATTCATGTATGTAAAATACAATGAATTTTCAAAAGTTTTGTAACTTAAGTCACCTGCTGTTGTATGTGCAACACCTGCATTTCGACTTCTAGTTGCGACAAATAAATGTCTGTTTTGATTTACAGAAAAAACTGCCATTTTATTTTAAATTAAATTAAACATAAAGTAGTTTAAGTACTACTCTTTAACAAAGTTTTTGATTGAATTGCTAATTGTACTGCTTTATCTAATATTTCTCTATGTATAGATTCAGAAGTTTCTATTGTAGTAGATTTCTTAGATTCATTATTTATAGTTAAACCATTTGGTAAATCTATTAATATTATAGGAGAAGGATTAGATAAATAAGTCATGGTATAACTTACTATTGGTAAATCTGTTATTAGTTTTATTTTATTCTCTTCTAATTTAAGAACCTTTGATTTGCTACCTCTGAATGGATTTTCTACAACTTCATTATATTCATCTTGAGTTATAGGAAGTACATCAACTATATTATTAGATTTACAAGTAGTATTTATATTAGCATATTCTTTTAATGTATATAAAAAGTTATCAGGATAATCCAACTCTATATTAGTACTATCTTCTATAGTATAAGTTTTATCCTTTATTAATGTTTTTAAATAGCTATTAAGTTCTTCAGTACCTTCATAGTTTCTATATAAGTCTTTTATAATATATTCTTGAGCCTTAGTTAGATATATACTCTTCTCATATTCATTAAAGACTAAAGACTGAGAATTATCATAACTATTTACAATAACATCAAATTCATTAGATAATTCTTCTAAAGTCATTGTTGTATTAATTTACCTAATTCTGTACTACTGTTTTTACCTATAGCTAATTGTGATTGTAAATCACCAATATAGTATGCTTTAGCTAATTCTACTGCTCTCTTTAATATTTCAGGGTGCATTTCATCAGGCAATTCACAAGTTGATTGTTCTCTTCTATCTCTAATAGAAAGTTCTAAATCAGTTAAATCTGAAAGTATTATAGGTCTAGGTACTTTCACATATCTTATTGTATAACTAACATCAAAAGGAGTTTCTTTTGGATAATAAATTATATTAAAAGCACCAAATGTTTTATAATTTCCTTGTAAATCAGTTACTGCTGGTATCTTAGCTTTATATGTACCAATTTTACCAATAGATGTTATTGAATAATATTGATTTAAAGGTTTAATATACTTATCAAGTCCTTTCCTTTTAAGAGTATCAGCCTTCATTAACTGGAACATATAATCAGAAATATCAACCATATTATTATTTACTGTATTACTTAAATTCAGAGTAATATTAACAGCTTCCTTGGATTCACTTACTACAACAAAATCTCTCAGAAAATCTCCATTTTTTATATTGATTTCTATATTTAAAGGTTTATGATAAATACTTTCAAAAGTAATATTTTTACTATTTATATCTTTATCATCTGATACATGTATTACTTTAGTAGCAGCTATTTCGCCATTAATACTAGAATCTAATCTCCATGCCTGTCTTTTATTAGGATATGGAAAAGGCTTAGACATTAATAGATTATATGAATCATAAGAAATTGGAAAAACTGTATAACTATTGTTCTTAACAGTAAGATACTCATTTAGTACTAGAAATACATCATTTGGAACTAAGAATATATTATTAGCATCTTTATTAAATATAGGTATATCCACTCTAGTAGTCAATATACTATTAATAATATTGTTTAGAGTTTTAACTTTAATAAGTGTACTAAAATCATAATGTCTCTTTTGACTACCATCCAGACCTACACCTGTAGTATTATTGTTAGCTACAAAATAAGATTTAATTAATTCTTCTTGAGCAAGAGTTAATAGTACAGATTTTTCATAGTCATTAAAGCCTGGAGCTGCATTACTAGTAATGCTATTATAAAGAACATCAAATTCTGTAGAAAACTCTTCTAGTGTCATAATTAATTACTTTAAATTAGCTTCCAAACTAAATTTAATAGTTTGATTTTTAGGTAGATTAAGCCATTGTGATGCTACATTTAATGTAGGTTCACCTGCATCACACATAGGAATACTACCTTCTTTAATATAATATTGATTTCCTCTCTTAACTATAGTACCTGCTTCAATACTCTTTCTAATAAGAACCTTAGTAGGAAGCAATGGGTCACTAGCTACTTTGAGGAACATTTTGCTATTACTTTGAATAAGGTCATTAATCTTAGTCTGCAAGAAGTCTTTCTTGGTATTTTTATGTACAGTAACACCTGTAAGAGTCTCTATAACTACTCTTAATGCATCTACATCATCTTCAATCTTACCATATAGAGTATAGCATTGCATTAAAATTGTCATATTCTTCTTAGCAGTCTTTGTCTCTTCACCTTCTGCAATAATAACAAATTGATATGTTGCTTTTGGAAAGTCTTCAAGTTCCTTCATTGAAGGAGCTATAAAGTCCTTGTTAGCAAGAAGAATTTTATATTTAATATAGTCATTAGGATTACTTAAATCAAGGAAATTATCCTGCTTTCTTAAAGTAACTTTTGATATACCTGCTTCATTGCTATCATCCCAAAAATTATTATTTTTTCTATATATACTAAGAGCATTTGGCTCTAATCCCATATAATTCTCTAAGAAATCTTTCTCTGCATTAGATAGTACATTAACATATCTTCCAGATGATAACATAGGAACTACAAAGGTTCTTGTAGAACCCTCAGCCATACCACCAAACAATACATGTTTAGGATTAGTTACCATTCTACTCTGTTTAGGTAAATGTCTTATAATTATCTTTTCATTTCTTAGACAATTAATTAGAGTTTTTCCTTCATTAGAAGGAGCTACTTCAGTATTTTCTGTATCAATAGATACATTCTTTTTATCTTCCTTTGCCATTTCTTTTAATTTAAATATAGGAGAAGAGTCTTTTTAAACTCTTCTCCTTTTAAGTTTTTAATCAGTTTTTATCCTTGTAGTACAGCAGGAATAAATGACATAGTTCTTGTTGGGTCAAGTACACATACACCAAATGTAGTCATCTTGTGTATAGTAGCACTATCCTCATCATGTGACATATAGTCATTATTCATTGCACCAGTAAAAGGATTTCTCATGCCAGCTTGGTAGCCTCTATATTCAGGAGCACCCTTAATCTGACATTTAAAGATATTAGGTTGGTCCATAGAACCAATATCCATAATATCAAATCTATAAGAACTTGCAGGACCACCAAGTGGATGCTGTACTTTATTTTGTACAGGGTCATCATAGAAATTATCTACCTCTACCTTTATAGTAACACCATTAGGTGCTCTAAACTCAGTAAACTGATAACCTGCTGCAAGAGCTGTTTGATGTAAAGGACTACCTGTCTTCTGTACAATATTTAATGCATCAGCATTAACTGTAAATTGAGTCCAACCAGATACTGTATCACCTACAGCTTTACTAAATAGAGCTGCACCTCTCATACCTGTTTTAAGTACAAATACTCTGTCTTTAATATCAAGTGTGCCTGCTGATAACTCATATAGAGCATCTTCAATCATCTTTAGTGAGAAATGATTATAATAGTGGGTATTTGCAACTTCTAATTGCTCAAATAAACCACTACCCATTCTAATAACTTCACCACTTTTACCAAAGTTTAAGTATTCACCATTAGCATTTCTATTAGAAGTACCCCAAGCTAGAGCAATGTTCTTATAGTCACTCCATTGCTGCTCTAAAACCCAGTCTACATTATGCATCCATGTGTTAGCTACAACAGTCTTACCAGTAGCTTCATCCTTCATAGGAATACCTACTGCAAGTTTTCTATTAAGCATAGCACCTGAAACTTTGTGTTGGATTCTAATAGTAGTCCACTCATTACGCATACTTACAGGAGTATTAAATCTTATCAATTGTTATCCCAAAGGCTCTTTATCCTTTGGTTCTATATGTCGCCATATAGTTCGGAGCACATTTTAACCTTCAACTTTACTTGGTTAGGTCTGGACACTCTTGGGATAATTATACTGTCTTTAATTTTCCATTTGTATTTTTAATAGGAACATCAAACATTTTTAGAATCTTCTTTAATGTAGAAAAACATATACCATACTTGTGCATAGTATAAGGCATATTTACATTATGATTTCTGTAATCTTCTGCTATTTCTTTACATTTATCTTTATTTCTAAGAATGTAATTTTTAGTAGTAATTTGAATGTTATTTAACTCTAGAAATCTTTTGATTGTTGAACCTGCTACTCCATATATTCTAGATAACTTACTAAGGGATTTTCCTTCTTTATACATTTGAATAAGATGTTCACCTTCTTCTTTATTAGGATTAAATGCTCTATCTCTTATTCCTATCTTATAAAGCTTTAACACTCTAATTATTGTTGCTTTATCTACTTTATATTTAGCAGCTATTTTATTACTACTAATATTCTTATCTCTATAAGAAGTAATAATGTCATTTACTATTGTTTTATCTGTATAGATGTATGACCTTTTCCCTCCCCCTCCTAGTGTAGAATTATAACCATTGAAGAAAGAATCATAAAAGTTTATATAATAAATTTCTGTATCATCCAATTCTTTAATATCAACTCTAGTAATTTCTTCTATTTTAAAATGATTACTTCCTAGTTCTCTAAGAGCTTTATGAAATTTACAATTGTCTTTGGGATTACTAGCTTTCTTTATATGCCATTCCCATCTATTCTCCAATAGATAAACTGTTTGACCTATATATACATTATTATTAAGGTCATTTGTTACTTTATAAATTATTCCTATCATTTGAAAAATTAAATATCCTCATATCCTGCTCTCTACACTGCCTAATCTAGTTAGGATTAGGTTAGCACGGAATTGTCTAAACAAGAGAGTTCTTCCGTTTTTGCCCAATTTTTTATCATATATTTCTATATGAGGTGACATAAGTACTTGATACTCAAGCAGTTAGCCTATCACCTACCTTGCGTGATAATTCTCTTTCTACAGGAGCAAAACCTACAGAGAATCTTTCACCTGCAAGTAATCTTTCTGAAGGAACACCTGAAGTAATACCACCCATTACTTCACACTTATACACAGCATTAGTTCCTTCCATTCTTGCTTCACCAAGTACTCTTATAGGATATACTTGATTTAAATTACCAAAAATTACTTCACCATCAGCGAAGTAGTCTTCTGCAAATACTAAATAAAATGGAGAAGTATTAGTACCTACAGGAGAATCACCTGCAACTACAGGTGTACCATCTTCTTTTCTTGCTTCTACTAGTGGAATATTCTTTCTAGCACTAGAAATAACATCCCAGTAGTATTCTGAATCATCCTCAAATTCCTTACAATATGTTATCTACATATCTCTATGTAGTTCAGACTATACCATTATCCTACTAATAGGATAGACATATTATAGTCGTTGAACCTCCCTATTAATCTATAGGTTTGGCTGCTGATTATCTAATTTCTTCTTTATTTCTAACAAATAAATATTAAATTCTTTCGGATATACTATACCTCGTACAATCTTTGAGATATAACCATTAGTTACTCCTGTCTCTTTTTCTATTATCATAGTGTTTTTATGTTCTACATAATATTTCCATATAATAGTTCTTAAATCTTGCTTAGACAGTTTCTTTCTTTTTGGTTTTTTATACTCAGATGCTCTGCCATAATATTCTTTATATGTTCTAGACCATCTTACACCTCTAACTATTTCTCCTATTAAAGTATCAGAAACATTATATTTTTTAGCTAAAGTAGTTTTATTTTTACAAGATTCATAGTCTTTATAAATATTTATAACTTGCTCTTTTGTTAATTTAGCTCTTGGACTATCTTCTTCTACTTTATATAAATTATTTTCTAAAGCATGTCTATGATTATATTCTGATGTACACCATTCTAAATTATAGACACTATTATTAGCATGGTTTCCATCCTTGTGATTTACTTCAGGCAAATTTCTTGGATTTGGAATAAATTGAGTAGCTACTATTCTATGTACTTGCAAAGAAATAAATCTACCAAGTCTTCTATCCATTAATTTTACCTTACAATAACCATGACAACTTCTATCAAACTTTAATTCTTTATTAGTTAGAGTAGAAAATATTTTACCACTTTTAGTAATAAAATAATCTTCATATCCTTTAATTTTATAATATTTATCCATAGTTTTTTAGATTAACTGAAATAAATAAATTTTCTTGTTAGCAAGAAGAACTCTAAAGAACTTCCAGCAATTTAATGTCTTTTTCTTAATAAGTTACCCTATTAAGCCGCTAAGTTACTAACGGGGAATCTACTTAAGAAGGTATCTAGAGTTTTACCTTTCTTAGCTGCAAGTAATTCCACCATCATATTAGATGCTTTTTGAGGACCTAATTGATAGATTGCAGAGATGTGGTTGAGTTTACTTAAACCTTTCCAACCATCAAAGCCTACCATCTGAAACTTACCTAATTGTCCAGCCATAATTTATTTATAAATTTAAATATCAAGCGTATATCTACTAAATGCAGACTCAGAGTCTGAGCTAACACCACTTGTAAATTTAAGTGTACCATTCGAGTTTCTGGCAGTGTTATTTAAGGTGTGCTCTAACTCCTTTAAACTTTTACCAACTTCTTTCTTTACTTTACCTTTAACTAGACCATCAAGTGACTTAAACCCATCAGTTAATACATAAGTAAGACCTACATATTTCATGAAGTCATTATGATTATCTGCTTCATACTTTTGAAGTGCAGTAAGTCTTTCTCCTGTTTCAGGGTCAGTAAATACTGGCTTAGAAATAGCATCAAATACTCTTTGTCTAGTACTCTTGTCTATCTCTAAATCACCAAATGGTTTTTTATCAGAAAGAATCAATTTTTTAAGAGCTTCTGCTTGCTCTTTTAGTTCTTTCTCTTCATTTGCCTTTTCCTCCTCTGCTTTTTTAATAGCATCATTATAAGCTTTATTTACTTGGTCTTTACAGCTCTGTAGAGCTTCTTTAGCATCTTCTATATCAGTACCTGCTGCTATAGACCTTTCAACAGCTTTAATTGCTCTTTCTTTAGAAAAACCTTTCTGAATATAATCTTCATAGATAATATTCTTTCTGAGATTTTCTCCCTTTTCTCCTTCTTCAGAAATAGAATCTTCAGTAATACTATTCAGTATTTTCATATTATTCTCAAATCTTTGAATTTGAGTTGGTTCTGTTCCTGCATTAAGAGCTTGGTCAATTCTCTTTTGCTTTTCATCAAGCTTAGATTGAACCTGTTGCTCTACCAAATCTAAGAAAGATTCAGCATCATTAACCTTAGAAAGAGCTTCCTCATCAAGGTTTTGGAAGACACCATCTTCTGCAAAGGTTTTGGCAATGGAAGAGTAGAAGTTGGGAGAAGTACCCTCTTTAGAAGTGGTATCTTCCTTTTCCTTATTATTATCTCCACTACCTACGCTCTCTGGTTCCTCAGTAAATAAACTATTTACATCAACAACCTCAGTAGCTTCTTTATTTTCTTTTTCTTCTTTATCCTTTGGAGTCTCTACTTCATTTTCTTCAGTAGACTCCTGTTCCTGACTAAAGAGGTTTGCAGCCTCTTCTCCAGTCATAATGTTATCTAATGATAAACCTTCCATATTATTACTTCTTTGTTAAACTTCTATGCAAAGGTAATAATATTAAACTTATTATAAAAATATATAATAAAAATATTAATAATACAATAAAAGGGATACTAATAAGTATCCCTTATATATTAAAGTTCTACAATAGAATATAAAGCTTCTTCAAGTATTAATTGAGCTAAGTTACCACTCATATGTGCAGCTTCCTCTGAATAAGGATTAATATCTAATGCCTCACAGATATGCATTTCCAAGTGGTTCTTTTCATGTTCAAAAGTATTAATGAACTCCCCTATACTTGATGCTTTGTGGATAACTACAATAGAGTATTGTTTGTTATAACTAGAATATGCAAAACCTGTATCAACTTTAGCATCCTCTAGATTTCTTTTAATGGACTCTAGAGTTTTAGAATTACAATGTAAATCTTCTAATTTATCTATAATCTCTTTACTTTCTTCATCATTTACTGTATAATATATAACAATACTCCAATTGTACTTCTTAATCTTGAAACTCTGCTTCATAATTATTCATACTTTTTCTTTAGTCTTTCTATTTTTTCTTCAAAGCCTTCATTATAAGTATGAATTTTTCTCTCATTATAACCTTCAGCTTCTCTCATAGCTTTTCTATAACCATAATCACAACCTTCTTTAAAAGCTCTTTCAAGCATTTTATCTTCAGACTCTCTTTGATTATAGCTATAACCTTCTGCTTCATCTACTATACGAAATATTCTTCCCATAATTATTAAGATTTAGGTGTTTCCTTCTTTATTTGAGCCATTAGTTCTTTCATGCCATTCATCATTTCAGACATCTGAGCTTTAAGATTATCAATTTCCTTCTTTTGTTGTTTTTGTTCAGCAAATTCTGGGTTTAATCTTTGTAATAAAATTTCACAATCTTGTACTACTTTCTTATGATAATCTACACTATTTATAATATCCTGGCTCTTCTGTCTGAGGGATGTTATTTCAGTATTCATTGACTCCCTAGAAGTTGATATAAATAATGAACCATTGGCTGTTCCTTGGTCTGCTACATCTAAACTAGCAGGAAGTTTCTGTAGAGTAATATTATTACCATTAACATTAACTACTACATCTACTACAAGCTCTTGTGGAGCCATAAAGTTATTTGCTTGGTACCTAGGAATAGGCTGAGATACACTAACTACTTGACCTACTTCTATATAAGGAGTAGCATCCTTATGAAGAATGTACACCTGACTACCTGACCTTAAATTAGAAAACATTTGTTAATTCTTTATTAGTTAATATTATGCTAATGTGATTGAGATAGAGTCATTAATAGTATAGCTAAAAGCTCTACCACAATTTACATTTGAACCAAAAGCATCTCTACCCAAGTTAGCTAAAGTAACTGTGGTAGGTAATGCTGTTCTTCCTTGAAATGCTACTACAAAGTCTTCAGTAAATAATTGTGTATGTGCATTGCATCCACATTTATTTATCTGTGTAACAATAGTAATTGTAGCTCTTACTGGTACAAAGACTGTAGAATCATTCAACCTTGGAGTACCTGTAGTATAAACTACAGATACTTGAGGCTGAAAAGTTGAATCTGTACAGTAAGGTCTACAAAGCTTTTCTTTGTAAGTAACCATTATATTAGCTACATTTGCTACTGGAGCAGCAGCTAATCCTACTGGTGAAACTATTACTGCCATAGTTATTTACTTTAGAAATTAGCAATTACATCCATTATAGGAATTACCACAGTTGCAATAAGGATTGGCAACTACATAAGCAGGAGAAGGAGTAGGTCTAACTTGGTTAATTATACTAGCAGTCTGTGCTTGTTGTGAAGCAGCTAAAGCTAATTGACTGTTCTCTTGTCTTAAGGCATCAATCTTATTCTGCATTTCTCTCATTTCTAACTGACAGAACTTATCATTGATAAGTGTAGTTTGCTGTGCAATCGCATTTCTTAGGTCACAAGTCTGTTGTGCAGTAGCATAACTAGAAGCTGCAAAACCTCTTTCTACTGAACTATTAACAAAGTTAATTGCATTCTGTAGAGTATTGGTTTGATTTATATTAGAAAGTTGATTCTCATAGTTAGTTCTAGTAATAGCATCTTTTATAGAGCAGCAGCATTGAGCTAACTGATTACCTAAACTACAATTACCTTGCTGAATAGAATTGATAATTTGCTGACCTGTCATACCTACTTGACTAGCTACAGATTGTACAGAACTCTGTACATTACCAATAGCAGTCTGTAGTGAGTTTACATCACAATTAAGAGTAGTAGCAAGTTGGCTAACAGCTTGACCATTACCATTAATAGCTTGTAGTAATATATCTCTACCAAAATTATTGTTTAGTTGGTTAGGAATACCATCAGCAGCACCTCTACCAAAGCCATTACCATAGCCATTACCACCCCATAACCAGAAAAGAAGAATTACCCACATAAACCAACAACCACTTCCACCCCAAGCATCTTGATTTTTAGAAGCATTTGTCAGCATTGCCATTAAATTAGGGTCAACACCTTTATTCTGCATTAAGCTAGCAATAAGAGCAGAAGAGTTTAAACCTCCACCCTCAGAGTCAAAAACATAAGTTTTTTCCATAATGTTTCTTAATTTATAATTAGTAATTATTTGTAAGCTTACATTGCAAAATTACATATACTTAACTAAGAAACATAATGATGCTAATACACAAAAAAACACTCCTAAAGCCTTGACTTTAAGAGTGTTATAATTTATATTTTTAGTAATGTTTTATTAGTATGTTTTTCAACTACTTTGAGCACTTCTTCCATAATATAGCCTAATAGATAGGCATCTACTTCATCATTTACTAGATTGGGAGAATATCCTATTCTATTCCATATAGCATTTTTTACATGTAGACACTCATGTGCTATAACTGACATATCATTAGAAGCTATAATTATTGTAGCTTTCCCATTATTATAGTCTATAACACAAGAATCAGCTTCAGTGTTTATATTAGGATTTATCTTTAAAGCCTCCTCAATATCATCTACCACTACTATTTTTAGCTTTAATCTAAATATAGGTATATTAATGTCTTTCTTTGTTATCATTTCTTCTACTCTTTATTACACTATCTAGAGTCTTTTCCTCCCAAAATAGCTCCTTAAAACCTATAACCTTTTCTCCTCTAGGTATTACACCTTCTCTAACTAAATTATCAAAGGTAGCTCTACTTACATTAAGTTTCTGACAAGCTTGATATTTACTAAGCCTTTGTGTTTTATCTGTATAAGACTTAATAACTTTTATTATTTCCATAGCTTCATTCTCAGTAATGTTAGAATTACCACAATCTATATCATTTATTATTTTTTCTAACAGTGATTTTATTATCTTTAACATAAAGAATCAATACTATAAATAATGTTATTCCTACTAATATATTATGTATTCTGATTAAATTATCAGTGCTAATTGGTATATTCCAATAATAGTCAACTATATTTAATATGTCATCTATTAGGATATACCAAAGGAACATTCTATGGTAAGAGCAAAACTCAAACACAACAGAAGCTAAATATAAGAATACCCATGTTAATAGAGACACTCCTGCTATATTACTTAATGGTTCTATATAGAACTAGTAATAGCTTTTGAAGATTACTTCTTCTTAATTTTTCCACCACAACCATACTTAGTTCCTTTACCTACACCTGCTTTAGGTGACATTGGTTTTGGTCTTTTCTTTGTACATTTTGCCATAATTACACAATTTTAATAGTTATTTTATCTTTATTATTCTTTAGAATATCATATAATTTCTTATAGTATTCCTTACCTTGTAATAATCCACCTTTAATAAGATTTCTACCTACTCCTATACAACCCTCACTTAGTTCTGCACCTTTAGGACCATCCATTACATGAATTAAAATTCCCTCAAATCCTTTTACATTAAGTAATCTTGGAACTCTTCCTCCATTAATAGAATTATAAAATGGGTACTTACTAAATTTAGGACTCACTACATTTAGTGTAACTTCATAAGTTCCTGTAGGAATAGCTGTAATCTTAGGCTTCTTAATAGCCTTTATTTCTGTCACAGACATAGAATCTTTCAAACCTCTATCAGTATCTTCAAGAGTTTCACAGAATCTCTTTCCATCTATTGACATTATACCTATTGTATAGTTAGGTTTCTTCCACTTTCTTTCTACTAGTATCTCCATCTTTTTTAATAAAATCTTCTAGTGGTATAACTACAAAAGTCTTAATGCCTCCAGAGTCTAACCTCTTTCTTAGGAGTGTATATCCTTCTTCCTCTGAAACTAAGACCTCATTATTAGTTAGTAAATTAACATCACCCTCTACTAGAGTTAGATGTTTCATCGAACCTATCTTTATTTTTCCCATATTTTCTAGTTATTTCCCTAATTCTGTGCGAACAAGTTAAATCCATACAGATATTCATTGTTAAATTGAGTACTTGTTTTCTCAATTCTTGTACCTCTTTTTCTAGCTCATTATTTCTTTCTGTAATTTCTTCTAGTCTATTTTTATTATCATCAGAGAGTGATTTATAAAACTCTAAAGACTTCTCCATTTTTTCTACTAGATTTAAATCTACTTCTGAATTATATTTTCTTCTTGCAAAAAACCAAGTAGTCCAGCTAGAAATTATACTAGTTAATAATCCAACTCCTCCAGTAATAAGAATACTAATATCCATTATCATAATTTAAATTTATAATACAAAAATATTATTATACAAGAGAATAATATACCTCCTAACCACATTAAAGACTTTTGCCACCAATAAATGTGATTAACTTCTACTTGTTTCTCTACTGTTATTACTTTAGGAATTGTATCAGTTTTTAATATAGTATCTACTTTATTTATATACTGAAACTTTGTATGCCATTTAGTAATGTATAAAGTATCTCCCTTTTGCCATCTATCTATACTATCTCTTACATAAACACTATCAATTTTAATACTATTTATATATTCTTTCTTTATTGTTTCTACAGGTATTTCTACTACCTTTGTAGCAGTCTTACATGAAGAAATAATCATTATTAATAATAATGTACAAAGGTAATAAAATTCTCTCATAAAACCATAGTTATGCTTTCATTCTTTAAGGATGAGTTCTCTGCTATAAATGCTTTTTGATTAGACATTGATACTGATATTTCCTCTTTAAGGTCTTGGTTTCTGTTGTACAATGATGCGTCATAACCAAGTTCTTTTTTCTTTATGTAGTTTGGATATGCAGACACAAGTTCGTCATACTTCGCAATCACATCAGAATACTTAATAATAGCATTTCCTTCTTCGTCAACCCCATCTTGTAAGAATGCTTTAGAATCACCGTATTGGCAAGAAGGCATTACTCCGTAATCTTTACAAGGGAACAAGATTCTATTGTCACTTGACATTCTTTTGGACAGTTCTATGTACATATTTGATGCACCAACGGTTGTCAATGCCTTCTCTTCCGAAACATTTTCCTTATAGTTGTTGGATAGAAGTTTCGATAAATATTTATTGATTGGTATTTGTTCTGTAGAAACTACATCGCCAGTCTGAATAGTGATTTTCTGCGTAATCGAACTATACGGATAAAGTGACAAGTAAAAATAAATCTCTTTATCGCCATATCCGCTTACTGTCACAGTATTCATAGTCCCATTTGGTTCAGTATTGTTAATAAATTGCTCCAAGATGATATTGTTGCTATCAATCAAGAATGAACCGTTCATTTGACTGGTCTTGAACATAGGATAAGTAATCATGTATCCATCTTTCACTGGTATCTTTATGTTACGAATATCTTCGCCTTGTAATACAGAAATCTTACTACCAACTTCTCCTGTCAAGAAGGAATTGTTTGTAGCTGATTGTCCCCACGTGTCAAATGCTTCCTCTTTGTTGAGAACGTGTGCATTTCTGGTTATAGACAATGTGAAAGCCTTATTAATTGCATCAACTATAGATTCAGAATTTTCTGCTACTGTTATATCTTCCAACTTACCGATTTTAGGAATAGCATCTACTTTTTTCTTTATAGACTCAATTATGGAAACAGGCTCATCTACTGATTCAAAAATCTGTATAGTGTTAATAGACCCAGTAACATAAACTCTTGTAGCATTAGATGGAAATTGTATTACTTTCTCACACTCTACTCCTACACCTATATTAACAAAATCTCTTGCCAAAATAATTCCATTAGCATCAACATACTGTAGATAGGATGATACATCTAACTTCTCCTTCTCAGATATAAACCTAACAAGAACACCATCAGTATCAATTGCGACATATTCCAATATACGCTGAGATTCAAAAGCAATTCCACTTCCCACATTACCATAAGCCTGCTTACCCTTGTTAATCGTGTATTCTGATGTAACATTCGTTAATTCGCCAGAAAGCTCTGTTTTGTCAATCAGATACTTATTTACTGAAGGCTCTATTGAATCAACCTGTTTTGTTAGTTCTGTAATGATAGAAAATTCCGATGTAATGTCCTTATTGTAAGCTAAAAGACCAAGGCTACTTAGCAAGTCTCTCAGCGCTAAAAATTCTTCCTGAGTTGCAAAGCCAGTTACCTTCTTTGTCCACGCTCCCTTATCCCATAGCAGTATAGCTGCTTCTCCGCTTTCAAGCTCTATGCCCTCAAAATTAGAATATGCTCCAACCTCTGTAGCGATGTAGAATACATGCCCATCTGGAGTACCTGGATTAGTTGCTGGTGTTGCTATACCTGCAAATGTAGCATTTTTAAATAATTCATTTAATGCTTGTTGGACATTAGATGAAGAAGTATTAGGTATAGTATTTATAGTAACAATATTAGCAGAGGTTGCATTTTCATTAGTTTCTGTAATATTATTTATAGTTTCTCTTAAATTACTTTCTGCATTAGTGGCTCTTGCTACTTCAGCTTTAAGTTCTTTTTGTGTTTCATTATTTTTTCTATTTATAATATTATCTAATCTTTCATTATTTTTGTCATAAACAGCCTCTATAGGCTCCGAT